TGGTGGTATCTTGTGATAAATCCACGAACACCATCTACTTAACGCCTTCCTATTTCTATGTGCTGGCGAGATTATAAAAGCCTGCCTCGCACCATGATAGGGATTGAGACAGGCATTGATGTTGGCACTTCGCAGGGAGATTTTCAGTAATTGTTTAATTTACAGTTCGACGCGCTGTAAAAATAAAAACCTAAGAAAATCAGTCATATATGTAAATAAATAAAATAAGAAACGTGTTGTTTGGCACAAGAGGTTCGCTTATTTCCCTGCGAAGCGCGTTAGGTTGTAGTGCGGCATTCAGTCCTGATTGACGGCAGTCTCTCAAAACAAGCCGCTGGTGGTCAAGGATAGAGTTGAACTATCGTTAGACGCTTATAAGGCGTCCGTTCTAACCATTGAACTACTCGACCAGAAAGAAGGCGGGTGGAGAGATCGTTGAGAGCGAAGGGATACTCTCTCCACCCATGCATAGGCAAGGAAGCATCGAGACTTTCACCTTGGTGCTTCCACATGCGGCGGTTTCCCGCCTAGATCGCTTTCAATATCGTCAAGCAATCCTAAGAATCCGCTTACTTCCCATTGCTCGGATGTTTTGAACACCTGTTAGCAAGCAACGCCCGTATGCAAGTACCGTCCCTACTTCGTATCGGGATACGCCTGCCGTCTCGTATACGATAATGCAGGACCTTGGTGGGTGTCATTTAATCTCGCACCTAGAGAGATTGTAAACCATTTCCGTGAAGTCAAGAAAATGGTGGCAAGGGGTGATGGAATCGAACCATCGTAAGCGAAGTCAAAGTCCGCTGCACTTTCCACTGTGCTAACCCCTTCTATGGTGGGAGTCAGTTTACCTCTGCTCCCAGTGAGGCACAAGATTTAAGGAGGTCTTATGATGAATCGTAACGATCCGCTATGCTCCGTATGCCGAGACGAAGCAATGGTGGGAGTCATTTTGCCTCTGCTCCCAGTGAGGGGTCTGCGTTGGTCGTGGCCATCATTTTAGTTGGGGCAATGATGGTTCAGAAAGGAGTAAGAGGGAAAGGATGAAAATTTGAGACAGATAAAAGAAACTTTCCCTCTTCACAATTATTATACGATAGGTGCTTAACACGCGGCAAGCAACACGGCGATGGCGGCGATGGCGATGCCGTCACGTTGACGCTTCGCCACTCTTACCTTGTGTTTGTAGGTTTCTATTTCTTTCTTCAACACTTCGGAATCTTTCTTGCATGTCTCTATCTCTTGCTTCGCTTGATTCAATGAGCTTTGCGCTTTCGTCAATGAGAGCTTGGTCTCGTTGAGTTTTGTTTCTAATGTCTGACAGTCCGCTTGCAATGTCAGAAGCAGTTGCTCCTGCTCCGTCGAGTTCGCCTTGAGCATTGTTAAGTTGGCTTTGAGCGTCTGACATTCCATCATCTGCTCGTTCCAATCCTTCTTGAAGTCGGTCCATTCCTGGCTCGTCATTGTGATGTATCCCGTAGTCTCCTCTGCATAAGATGTAGAGGGTACACAAAAGCACAACGCCAATGCAAATAAAGACAGGGTAATAGCACCGCAAGCACGTTTTAATTTTTCCCACATTTATACCTCCAATAATAAAAATGAGGGGCGATACGGATACCGCCCCTCTAAAATTATCCCCTGTAAATATAGACTACTGAACATAATCGAATACAGGTTTCAGCTTCTTCTTATCCTCTTTGGAAAGTCCCGATTGCGAACGCTCCACTCTGGTGGACTTCTTGTCATCCTTGAGAGCTTTAATCTCTTTGTCGGAGTAGCCCATCTCTTTGAGCTTCTGACGGTTACTGCTCGACGGGTCCTTGAGGTATTCAGACTTTGCTTTCGCTCTGTCGTTCTTCTTCTGCTCTTTGTAGTTGTAGACGATGCTCTGTGCATCGGTAGCATTGGCTTCTTTGACTGTTCTGAACCCAAGCCCACGGACGATTCTATCCCTAGTATCGTAGTCAACCGTCTTTCTGCCCTTGCTATCGGTGTTATATCCAGCTACTGCGCCATAAATATTGCCAGCCGCAGGGGAAATAGCCTTCATTGCACCGTTGGCATCACCATTGAGTACCGCCTTCGCGAGCTGAACGGTGGTAGACCCGAGAGGACCGCCCGTCACGATGTTAGACGTTTCCGGCACCACGCCCTTCAGTCCGACACGTTGGGAAATATCCACGCCAACGATTGCACCTGCGCCATAGTTTGCTACGTTTACAAGAGCCTTTCTGTCAGCGTTGTTTCCTGCCCATTCCATCATGGCGCGTTTTGCCTCTTTCTCTGGATCACCGAACCCGAGAAGTTTCAGCAGGGAAAGAAGTGCATCTTCAAATGGGAAGGCATTCCAGATGCCGGATACCAAAAGGTATGGGACGAAGAACTCGAGCTTCTGCTTCGTGGTGGTATTCCCCAGTACCGGCAGGAAGTCGGAAATAACTTCCATCTCTTTTACGCCGTACTTCTGGAACTGGAGAGCCATGTCTCCGATAACAGTACCTTGAAGTGCGCGGAAGATACGGGGCGCGTCTGCTACGGAGTAGTCGAAGTTTACCTTTCGGTTTATATCTCTGGCGTACTGGATAGCTTCGCCTTTAGAAAGCCCGTCCTCGATTGCCTTGTAGTAGGCAGCAAGTATGGTTGCCTTTCTGATGGTCTTTTCGGCGAGTGTGAACGGTTTCATAAGGAAGTTGTTCACGGAGTTTATGACATTCCCTGCTTTAGAGAGTGCCGTTCCTTCTGCGGTTATATGACCGATACTATCGAGAGCAAGCCCAGATTCTTCGGATACGCCGGACGCGACGAGTATTTTCTTGTCTGCTGCGTTCGGATGGAGCGCACGTTTCAACCCTACCGCGGTTTTCCTTGCGCCGACATATCCAACGCAGTTGAAGAGCTGCAAGGTGTTGACGAACCCTGATGACAAGGATGCTCCGAGCTTCAGTACGCCTGTCAGTCCGGTGAGGTTGCCCGCCATACGTCTTGCCGGTCTTGCTTCGTTCTTGAACCACGGGAACAGGCGGAGGAAGTCGTTGGCAAGGGTTTCAAGTCTGCTTGGCTTCCCGAGAACAGAATCAATATATCCCTTGCAGAAGGCAGCTTCTCCCGTCCAGTCCTTGTTGTAATCGCCGAAGGCGCGCTCGAAGAAGCTGATAGCCTTCTGCTTGAATGGGTCAAGGGCAACATACCGCGAGGAAGAATCAATGTGATGCTGAATAGCCCATATTGCGTTCTTCTCAAAGCCTTCTGCACCTTTACGGTGCTTCTTTGCTCCGTAGTAAACGTGACGCCCTTTCATGGTCGCATGGGTCATTTCCCTAGCTTCATCGAGAGTGAGGGATGCGCCTTTGCTAAGGTTTTCCATGAGCTTGAAGTAGTCCATGTCGCCTAAGAGCAGTGGGTTCTCTATCTCGCCTTCGGAGGAAAATTCTTTCGGCGCAATGATAAATTCCCCGCCCTCTTCTTTCTGCATGGCATCTGCTTTCACTACCGCTTTTTCGATAGTGTCTGCGCTACCGACAACCTTGCTCTTTACGTTTCCGTCTGCATCAGTGTACTTCTTCATGATGAGTACGCCGTGGAAGATGTGCGGCATGTAGCCTTCCATGTTGGTAAGCGGTTTGTTGTAGGCGAGGTAAGAAACCTTGAAAGAGCCATCATCCATTTGCTCCCGTGCTTTGATATATACGTCCTTGTCTTTTGACAGTGCTGAAAGCTCTTCACTGGTCACGACGCTATGGATTTCTTTATATCCGCGCGTTTTAATGGATACTTGGAACACAGGCTCGCCGTCTTTCGTCGTTTCTCTAATGTCGTGCATCACGAACGTGTGCGGACGTTTAGCAAGCTCTTTCTGTGCTTTTTCCGCCCCTTTGCGCGTCTTGTACGTGAAGTTCTCTACTCGTTCACTGGTATAGACCGCATTGACCGCGTTGTAGATCTTACCGAGAAGGTTACGTGTCTTTTGATGCGCCTTAATCACGTTCTCAGATACGCCTGCGTCACGGAGTTCTTCGTCAGAGAATACATGCTGCTTCATGTCCTCTTCCCAGAGAATATCCGTATAGCGGGCTTTCTCTTCTTTGTTAAGGTTCTTGATAGCACCGGCGAAGTTATGCGTCCACCTGCCGCGGAGTTCCTGCAATTTGCGTTGTGCCGTATCTGCCAGTCCCCAAATGTAATTTGTTTTCGGAGACTTGATGCGAGACGGAGAACGGACGGTGTTATTGAGCGCGGTATTGGCGACGCCCCATCCTTTTTTCTTCGCCGTCTCGTTCACGCTGATGTTCGGATTGGCTTTCGCCTTTGCTAAATCAGGGCGGAAGGTTCGGTCGATATAGGCACCCGCTTTTTCGCCAAAGTCCTTGTGAGATTTAAGGTACTTCTCTGCTTCGTTAAGCGGATTCATCTTATACTTGACGTTCCTTGCGGCGGTGTTGTTTTCGTTGCTGCGTTCCCACATCTCGCCGCTTTCGAGCTTCTGGAAAACATGTTGGTCGTTCTCATGGAATAAGGAGAGGAGCTTGTGCGCCATGTCGGAAATTTTCTGCATGATCTTCCCCGCGATCGTCCCCTGCTTCATCTTACGGCGGATCTTCCACTCTCTCATGCCTTCTGCCGCTCCTTCTTCGCTTCCGTAGGCTCTAAGAAGTGCGTTTCGCTCTCTGTCGGTCAGCAAGTTCCACGCAAGGTGCATGGCTTCGTGAGATATGGTTTCGTCAGGGCTATCCATGGTAAGGGTGATAAGTGCATCTTTATCCACCATCTCAATCTTGCCGGACGCCTTTTCGTTGCCTTTAAGGGTGCCGCCGTAGTCTTTCTGCGCTTTCGCACGGTCTACGGAGATGGTGTCATCTGTGAAGTTGACTTCTACGTGACTGCCGTTCGGAAGGTCAAAGGATACGCCATTATCATGGGTTTCGATGTTCTGCGCGTTAGGGAATACGGAGAGGGTCTGCTTTGTCATCTCTTCAGGGGAAATGCGCTTGCCACCTTGGAAAAGGGAATACTTCGTTTCCTCCTGGCTCTCGATTGCCTCATAAAGGTCGTTCAGGTCCTTCTCGCTTGCGGTTATCTCGATGGTGTTTTCGTTGGAATATACTGCCCAATTTGTCTTGTCAATGAACTTTTTCTTGAATTTGTCCCAGCTGCCCGGCTTGTCGAAGGATACCGTTCCGGTGTCTGCGCCACTCTCACGCATGCTTTTTTTAAGCCCTTCTACTATATTCATGTTTATTGTGTAAACGTCGGGATCGTCGGAATCAAAGTCATAGTTGCTAAACGGATCGCGCTCGTATAATTCGATCTCGACCGGGCGAGCGTTATCTCTCTCTCTTTGCTGCTGCGCCTTCTTGTCGATTCGCGTGCGGAGCTCTTCGTACTCTTTCTGAAGGGTCACAATCTTGGCATCTCCGTCGAATGTTGCGTTTCGTGCCTTCCGCGCTTCTTCAATGTCAGCTTCCTTTTGCTTCACGCTAATGGTAAGCCCCTTGAGTTTTGCGGGCGGCTGCGTTTGAGCCGAGTTCCAAATGCCAACTGCGCTCGGTGTGGCAACGCCATAGGCTTCTTTCCCTTTGATGTATACCGCAAGGCTTGACGATTCTTTCGATGACTTGAAGTATGGATTGTTACCACTCACATAAATATCAAGCCCGCGTATCATGCCGACTTTAGTGTCTTTCAACTTCGGGTCTGCGTCCTTGTATCTGTAGAGAATTTTAGCGTACTCTTTAGCGATGCGTTCTTTCTCTTTCACGAACGCTTCATTCGCTTCATTTCTGTTGCTATAGTTGCTTTCGCCAATAGTAATGCTAAAATCGCTTGCGCTTGTCTTAGATACAGTTTCTATATCCGCCTCAACATTCTTTATGGCAGCTTTCCCGGATTCAACCTGTTCAGGGTAAGAGGAAAGAATGAGTTTTGCCGTTTCTTGAGACTTATCAAAAGCGGACTTCGCAGCTTCGAGTTCCCTTAGCTCTTTCCCGACCTGCAGGTAACGCTTTTGGTCAGGGTCCGCGTTCGCGAGTTCTGCAAGTTGTTCAAAGTTGTTGCTGTCTACAACCTCTGTGTCAGCGTCTCTGGTGCTTGCGTCGCCACGCATGATCTGAGTGATGGTATCAGCCTTGCTGCGAACCAAATCCCACAAGTTCGCGTCGTAAGTTCCTTCTGCGACATAATTATAAATGTTTACATCCTTGTTCTCGTTGCCTTGTCTGATTATGCGCCCTTCGCGTTGTTCTATATCTCTAGGACGCCATGGGCAGTCAAGATGATGGAGAGCCACGAGTTTGTGCTGCATGTTTGTTCCCGCGCCCATTTTCGTCGTAGACCCAATGAGTATGCGAATTTCGCCGTTGTCAACCTTTTTGAACAGGGCTTCTCTTGCCGAATCCGTTTTCGCGTCTTGAACAAATGCTATATCGCTTTCAGGGATGCCAAGTTCCACAAGGCGAGACTTCAGCGCGTCGTATACGTTAGGCGTCCCGTCACTAGTTGGTGTAGACAGGTCGCAGAACACCAGCTGCGCCCCGCGCCTGCCAGAAGAGTTTTTCCACTCTGAATACACATTGTCGGCGCATTTCCAAACTTTGCCGTACCCCTCTTCTCCGGTCAAAGAGCTATCAATTAAAAACGGAGCCAGTGTCGCGGTCTTAAAGTCATTGGCAAGGACAAGCGGAGAATCGGCAACCTGAATATACTCCCCTGTCTTAGCAAATTGCTCTTTAGACTTTTTGCTCCGACTGTTTATCATTGATGGTTCGCGCCTAGAGCTAGAGCGAATGGCGGCTGCTCTTGCACGGATCTCTTTTTTGAACCGTCTAATCCACGCAGTTTCCTTTACCACGGTTGTGATTCGATGAGCGGTCGGTCTTTTTTCCGTTATTTCAGGGAGGTCCTGTGCCATTTGCACGTCGGCAAAACTTCTGAAAATCTTCAAACATTCGGGGGCGTTCTTTAACCCAAGAACCATATTCTTGTATTCGTACCCAGAACCATCTTGTTTCGGGACTTCACCTTGACCAATGTCGATGAATGTTTTCGCGAATTGGTCAAAGGAATCGATACCGAGTTTTGCAAGTTCATCGTTAGCGAGATACCGACACATTGTATATAGCTCTGTGACGGAGTTTGATATTGGCGTCCCCGTTGCAAAAACAACGCCGTGAGCGGACGGAGAGTGCAAGAGGTACTGCGATTTCATAAACATGTCGAACGAACGCCCTGATGCAGACGTGGACACGCCTTTGACTTGACCGAGCTTAGTCTGTGTTTGCAGATTCTTGAAAAGGTCTGCCTCATCAACAAAGACTTGATCAATTCCGAGTGATTCAAAAGACGGGCTAGCGAAGTCTCTGGCTTCTTTGTTTGCTATGAGTTCCCTGAGTTTCCCCTCCAACTTAGAGAGCGCGTCCTGAATATCTTTTAAGGAGCGCGATTTCTTACCTCGTCCTCCGTTTGCAATCTGTTCAGCCTCTAGGGCTCTTCTATATTGGGCGATTTGTTCGTTGAGAAATTTCTCTGTGTAGTCATCGGATAGAGGGAGCCGCTCGAACGTCTGATGCGACATTATAATGCCATCCCAGTCGTGCGTGAGTATCTTGTTGAGCGTTGCATTTCTTTTAGCAACAAGAACCCTGCGTTTTTCCGCCTCTTCCTTGGAAACAGGCACTTTCTTGAATACCGGGATACCGTCGGCATCTTTTTCTTGAACCAACTTCCCTCTATCGTTCTTCACCATAACTGGCTTTACGTCGAACTCGACGGACTTTACGTCGTCAGGCAATGTTGTACTGTCAAGGACAAGGAGATTTGCAGTCGGGCATATCTTATAGAAATCTTCCTCGAACTGTTTAACCACGTTTTTGGGAACGGTATAGACAATCTTGTTTGCTAGCCCCATTTTCTTGAGCTCCATGCCCGCCGCCTGCATAATTAGCGTTTTGCCGGATCCTACGCAATGGGCATAAAGGACGCTCTTTTCATTGATGGTTCTCCATACGGCGTTTGCCTGATGCACTCTTGGATGTATTGGGGAAGTATCGTCAATCCAAGAGAACGTTAGGAGCGAACCGTCATATGTCCGCGGAACGGTCGCATTAAATCTGTTGTTGTATGACGTTTCTACTCGGTTCTTTACATCACCGTTAGAGACAATCCATTCCTTTAACTCTTGATTTATCTTTTTGAAAAGAATCGGAACCTTCGCGGCTGCCTGTGATCTTGCTTTCCTGACTTCTTCCGTGTCGCTGTCTTTGACATTAAACATGCCTCGTTCACCGAGAACGCCGCCATTTAGCATCGCGCGAATAACATCGACGATTTTAATATCGTCATCGTCTCTTGTTACCGCTTCAATGCCATACATCGTGACTTCTCTCTGATAAGGTATTGTATAATACCTTACCCCTTTCTTAACGTCCCATATCGACGTTACGGGATTGTATCGGAGCTCTATTGCGTCCGCTTGCCCCGCCAGGTGGTCAACAAAGGCTTGCGTATCCTCAACTGACAAAATGGGAGAGCCGAGCTCAATACTTATGTCGGAAATTCCTATGTCCTTCGGAATAACTGCCTTCAGCTCGGTTACATTTCTTTCGTATTCGGGGTCTGTGCGTGCGGCATCTTCCGCGAACGCGAGCTTTTGACGCACATTGCCAGAAAGGTACTCGTCGCGTGTAACATACTGTTCACTTACCGGGTCTTTGAATAACCGATCCCCCAGTTCTCTCACGACGGAATCCTCGCTCTTTCCGAGTGCATTAGCCATGTATTTAGTGTCAACATAGCCAAATTTTCTAAGGGAAGAGGCGAGTGCATCGCTTATGGTTGATATGTTTATATCATCGGTTGTCGGGTAAGCGGTTCTCTTTGTGAGGATCGGGGCTTTCTCTGCCGTGCTTTTTTGCCCCTTCTTCCCTGCCTTATACTTGTATTCAAGCGCGAGAACTCTGCCTGCAGTGGGAGAGCCGGCGAACAGGCGAGCATTGGATAAATCGTTGACATGCCCATATTTCTTTACGAAATTGTCGTATTGCTTGTTAAGTTTATCGCGGGCAGCTGCGAGTTCTTCTTCGGAAACCTCTGCATCAACTTGCTTTTCAAGCACTTCGTTCAGTGAATTGCCCAACTCTTTGAACGCGCCAACCTTAGCTTGCGCGCTCTTTGCAAACAATTTCAGCTTCAGTTCGCCGTTATCGTCTACGACAACGCGCCCCCACTGCCCATCTTTTCCCTTTACGATGTCATCGACGTTTTGCCCATCCTCTGCCTCGACAAGCTCTTTTACATGGGAAGGTGTGTTAATCTTAACGGGTTCACGTGGGACGTATACGTTTTCTGGCAGTCGTGCGATAGCTTCTCCGAGCTTCTTATCCGTTTCCGCATTGCTTGACGTATGGAACTCAACGTTTTTGCTGCCGTATCTATCGCGTACCAATACGGGGTCGCCAATTATGTTGTCTGGATTATCTTCGTAATATCCGTTTATGCGTGTATAGGTGTGCCGCCCCTCGTCATCCTTCGCCTCTATGGTTGTTAAGCCATTTGTCCAACCATTCGTAGTGTCAACGGTATCAGGGTTCTCGCCTTCATTAAGTTTCCTGAAAACGACGATATCCGTTCCGACATTTGCCGATGGAGCAAAAAGCGTGTTAGGAAGTCTGACGATACCAACTAGCTTGGCTCTACTGGAAAGATGGCGGAGAAGTGTATTGTCATAGCCAGCTTTTCTGTCCATCGTTCCACTGGAAGTCATGAATACGATGAGACCGCCCGGTCTTACCTTGTCTAATGTTTGTGCGAAATAGTAGTCGTGAATAAGAAGCGACTTATGGACGCCGCCGTCGGAATCTCTCATTGCGGGGACGGATGCTTTTACGCTGTTAGAGAACGGAACATTCGTGATAGCTAAATCATAGAAACCATTTCCACGATCGAACTTGGTGTAATCTTGGTTGTCTATCTTGAACTTCTTGCTCTGATAAAGCTGTTTCGCGATTCTTGCAGGGATGGGGGAAAGTTCAACGCCTTGAAGTGCGGTACTTCTTTCTCTAAGAGATGCAGGCATCAAGCTGAAGAAACTGCCAACACCGCAAGATGGGTCAAGCACGCGGCCGCCCTTGAAGCCGAGATGTTCTGCGAGTTCCCACATTCTGCTAATAACAAACGGCGGAGTGTAGAAAGCTGTTAATAGCTCTCGCTCCGCCGCATTATATTCCTCCTCAGTGAGAAGTTCTTTAAGCTGCGCCATTCTCTTGGCGTCGCTCTTCATTTCACTGCCCAGTCCGCCCCAGCCAGAATATCCTGCAAGGATTTCCTGCTCTGCCGGGGTTGCCATTCTGTTTTCGCTTTCAATCTTTTTGAGAAGTTTGATTGCTGCGATATTGTTATCCACCCTCTGCGTCTTAGACGCACCTTTGGCGTCAGGCGGAACTGGTTTAGCGATGTAATCATTGCCAGGAACGTCCCTTGCGTCTTTGACATTCCCTTTGGCAATATCCGTCTCAACCTTATCCGCTTTAGGGGAAATTACAGGCTTCTTAGTTCCTCCTGCCGAAGTTCCCTCGCCGTTTGCTCGTTCCATGCGAGTTCCATCTTCAGCCTGTCCTCGTCCCAGTTCTCTGCTTCCGCCTGTTCCCTTGTTCTTTGGTTCAGCACTTTCAGCGTCTGGTCCTCGTTCTCGTCCGCTATTTCCAGCCTTCTCCTTGCTATTTCCTCCAGTGGCTCGTTGTTCTCCTTTTCTACCTGTGCCGCTCTTTCCGGGTTCTCCCACTTCCACTGGTCTGCTAGATCCTTGTTCTCGTCCTCGTACATCATCTTTCTCCTTTGCTGGTACACCTTTGGAATCATCTTTCTTCATTGTACCATTTCCATCAGCGTTGTCCACTGCGGAATCATCGGTCTTGTTGAAAATCTTTAACACGGCATCAGCTTGGCTAGGTGTCAGGTTTTTAACGGCTTCTTCGTTGATGATACCGCCCTGATTAAACGCATAGTCTATAAGGTCTGCTCCGGTCTTATCCCCAACTTTAGACGGCTCAGGGTTGGCGTTCTCACCATCTCCAAAGTATGCCTGCACGCCACGGAAAGAAGCATCGATATAATCGTTAAGGGTGGATGCTGCCTTGCCCCCATACTTGCTTCTAATGTCGTCTTTGACGGCATCCGACGTTTTCAATCCGCTTTCATAACGTGCGCCGACGGCCTTCAATGCGACTACAAGTTTTTTTGCATCGAACTTTTTGCCCGTGTCGGGGAATGATTTAACTGCCTCCCATGCAGGTGCAAGCCACGGTTCTATCTCTTCCTTCTTCACGCCTTTGGTCTTGAATGCGGCAATGGTCTTGCTCGCGAAATCTGCAAACTTGGTAATGCCACGTTGCGTGTATGCAGCGCATATCTTAAATACAGGCACAAGAATGGTCGGGTCGAACCCGGAATTTAAGTTGCGCGTCTTTCTGATAAACTCGTCAATATATCCTTGGATAGCCTCATCACTGTCATCGACGAGCTTATGATTTTTGTGAATCTCTTCCTTCGAGGGCTTTGCTTCCTCTGCTTTCTTTGCTTCTTGTTCTGTATCCGCAACCGGCTTTAGCCCGAATGTCGCTTCTAAATCTTTGTCAGCATCTTCCACGCTGCCGAATACAGTTTCTTTAGGCGCAGAAGGCTCTTTCTCCTTCGGCGTTACACTTTCTGTATCCTGCACCTCTGGCTTCGTTGGTTCACCCTTTTTCGGCTCTTCTTTCGCTTTCGGCAGTGCTTCTTTCTTTCTGCTAGATTGGGTTTCTTTCGATGGAGCGTTCTTTACAGGGTTCTTGCTTTCGGGCGTCTTACTGTTTTTGCTTTCTGACGGCTTACTTTGTTCAGGTTTGGCGTTGTCATTTTTATTTTCTTCGGAGTGATGTACGGGCTGGTTCTTCTCGGTGTTCTCATGATTGTTCTCCTTTTCAGAAATATTGGACTTTGCGTTGCTATCTGTGACGGGCACGCTTTCGCCTTCTGCGTTTGTGAGGGTTGGCTTGCCAGCTACCACAGTGGAGGTGGTAGGTGCAGTTGCTTTTACAGGTGGGAGCGCAATGGGCGCAGCAGTGCCCATTGTCGCGCCTTTTGCGTGGACAGGTACCGCTGGAAGTGTCAACGGCGACTGATGCGCGCTTAACACATCGTTTTTCACTGCTTCTAATATATCAGGATTGATTTGCATTGCATCCAGTCGGGCTAATGCGTCCTTATCCCCATCGACAAATGCCTGCTTTACAAGCTCTTTGAGTTTCTGATTACTGCGTGCTTTTTCGATTTTGGCTTGAGGCACTTGTGCATTGTTTTCTTTTTGGGCGACGGTGGCGTTCGCGGGTGGCAGCCGTAACGTTGGAGACGCCGGAAGAGGTGTACTCTGCATAGAGGGAGCGACCGGAGACTTCGCTCCTGTTGAAGTCTGCGCCCCCGGTGCCACGGGGAGGTTTGCGTCCTCATTTCTTGGCGAACCGGTTCTTACGGTCGAGAGTTTATGCTCTTCGCCGTTCCCCGCTTGCAGTTTCCCCTCGACGGTCGGTGTTGCCGTGACGGTAGACTGTTCAGGCTTCTTGTTGATGTTTCCTGCACTAGAAGAGCTATTTACAGGCTTGCTCGCGTCGGAATTACCCGCCTGCACATTTTCTTGCGTCACGCTCTCAGATGCATCCTGCGCAGTTTCAGAGGCGTTCTCACCCCACCCGTACTGCGCCGCTAGTTCTTCCTGCGCTTTCTTGTTCTTGCCTTGAATGGTTTTGCGAATGGCGTTCAGCTTTTCTACATCTTCGTCGGTGTCGGCTGGCAACGTTTCTTCGAGGTCTTTCAAAAAATCTTCTGCGCTCTTCGGGTTGGGAACGGAAGAGCCGCCCCTCTTCCCTCCGTTGTACACTACGTTCGGGTCTGCACCGCCGTTCATGAATATATCGTATATCTTTTGGGCGTTGGCTGCCTTCTGATTCCTTATCTCATCCGTTCCTTCGGAGCGTTCATAGAACTGGTCTGCAAGGCGTCCAGCTTCATCAGGGGACTGCGCCTTGAGTATTTCCTGCAATGCACCGTTCTCGCTTCCTTTCAGCTCGTGAATAAGGAAGGAAATCTGCGTATCAAGGTCACTTGGGTCTCCGCCTGTTTCTTCTGCAAACGCCATGAGGTCGTCTTGGCGTGAACCGAGCCACTGCCCGATGCCATAAGACCCGCTATTGGGGTTCTTTGCGGTTGGTGAAATGTCGGTCGTGTTCCCGCCGCTTTCAAGCATAAGTCCGCCGACAATGCCGGATGCAGCTTTGGGGTCTATACCGAGTTCGTTCACAAGGCGGTTCATGGCGTGTATGGCAGGGCTAGGAGATGGTGCGTCCCCATTGTCCGCTTGTGCTTCGTCGGGTTGCGCCTTGCCGTTAATGGCTCTGCCGATTCCTGCAAAGCCGCCGCCGTAAATGCCGCCGACAACACCGGCGTCAACTGCGTTGGATGCGAGCTGTCCCCAGTCAAACCCATCAAGGCTCCCATGCTCTGCGATGTAAGGAATGGTCTCATCAGGAAATTCCTGCACAGCTTCCGTCAGTCCTTCTTTGACAAACGCCTTCCCCATGAGCTTAGCCGCTCCTTCCGTGCCGAGTTCGCGGAACGCCTTCAGCCATCCCATTTCACCGACGCCTTCAAGAGGAGCTTGTGCGGCTGCGTCAAGCCATCCCGCTTGACCTGCGGTAAGCGGGTCTACGCCTTTCTCTGTAAGGTCGTTGTATGCGTCACCTGCAATGCTCCCCGCCACAAGCCCGACACCCAGTGCAGGGTTCGCGAGGCCTGCTGCAAGCTGCGCCGCCATCAGCGGTGCATTTTCAACAATCATGCCGCCGATTCTCTTTGGATACGAAAGTTGACTTTCATCGACGTTAGATTCCCAGTTTGCGTCAGGAAGTGCGTCTTTAGCCGCCTTAATACCAAGGCGTGCGCCTTCCCAGATGGGGGCGGTAGTCCCCTTTATCTGGTTTTCTACATCGCTAAGTGCTTCCTTGTCGGCGTCGCTGTCCATAAGTCCCGTTCCGTCAAGGTCGTTTTCCAGTTCCTGCATGACAACGGGTCTTGTCCTAGCCGCCATCGCCGGTATACTTTCCACCGCACCCAAAAGGCTCTTTGGAACGTTAGCAAGCCCATTGTGAAGTTTAGTCGTCCAGTAGTCGTGATATTCCTTGCCATCAAGAAGCCCTCTTGCGTCAATAGGCTTAAATTCGTTTGGCTCATCGTTGTTATCCTTCAACCAATCCCATGCCATAAATGTTTGTCTCCTTATTAAGTAACAATGTTATATTTCTGTCTGGTCTCTGGCGTAAGTGCCTTGAGATATTCGATTGCGTTTTCCATCTTTCCGTTTCCGGCAAGGTTTTCTCTGATATAGTTTGCAGCATACAGCTGTTGCTGAAGCCCATCCCAGATGCTGTTTGGTATCAATGCACGGTCTTTGTCGTCAAGCCCTGATATGTAGGCGTCTAATGCGTTTATGGATTTAGCAAGATTATCCTTATTATCTTTCCCATCGCTACTGGTGCCGTTCTTAATGTCATCGGCGGTGGAATTTGCCATATAGCCTTTAAGCTCATCGCTCATTCTCCGAAGATTTGCGTCAAGCTCATTAGAACGCGCCGTCTGCGTCTTGCTAAGCTCGTTGCCGTTGATAACTAGCGTTCCTTTGCTAGTTTTCTGCACATCTCCACTTGCAACTCCGTTCCCTTTGCCGCCAAGTCCAAGTAACATGCCCATGGCTTGATCTGGCGTTATCTGCCCGTTACTGTACTTAGAAATAAGGTTGGCTCTGTCAGCGAGTTCTTGGTTCCTCCATGCTACGCTCATGGCATGCTTCCATTTCGCCATGTCCTTTGTCCGCTCGTCATCAAACTGTCCAAGCCTTTCATGCTGCTTGATGTTGTTTTCCATTGAGTGGTCAGAGAGTTTTATGGAATATCCCACGTCGCGCGCCTTATTGAAGTTGCTTATGTTCTCTTTGAGGAAGGTGTTGTAGGATGGAAGAATCGCACGGATCTGCGTGCCGCGTTCAGGGTCGATAGAATCAATCTCATTCAGCGTCTTCATGAGTTTAGGAACGGTAGTGTCGGCGTTCTCCATTGTCGGGAGGAGGCTCTTACCGCCTGTTGTTTCGTCTCCGTTGTAGATACGGTTCAGAAGTCCGTCAACCGCTTGCTTCTTATAGTTATCCTCTGCGGCTTGCGCAGCAGGAAGTCCACGGGAAATAACCGCCTGTATCTGATTCATCGGTCTGCCCTGTGCGATGCCTGCCTGCGTTACCTGTGCTATCCAGTCTTTCACGGAGAACGGTTTCAGCGGCGTCGGTTGCACGTTATTTTGAAGCGCGTACTGAACAGTTTTACCATTTTGGGAATTTTGTTCAGTAGCAGCCGTTTCCGATTTGGAAACAGCTGGTTCTTCTTGCGATGCCTGCTCTTGCTGAACAGGTTCATCGCTCTTTTCGCCCTGTTCAGCGTCTGTAAAATTTGCGGTCTTTGCCTGCGGCGGGATAACATTCTGCGTATTGTCAGCGACTGCCTGTTGCGCCTGTGCCGCTTGAACGGCATCAAGGACCGGCGCAGTCTGCGGCGTTTCCCCGTTGAGGTATGCCCTAAACTGTGCCGCCATGTCAGGGGACTGGATGCCTTGATTGGCATTGCCTTGCATGGCGTACATGCTTGCTCCTTGGAGCGGATTGCTTGCTACGTACCCCGGTGCCGGGTTCTGCGTTACCGTTCCATCGGCGTTCATGACCGTCTGCGGCGTCCACTTGTTTGCAAAGGACTGTGCGAGAGCTTGCTGTGAAAAGTTCTTGGACGGGTCGATATAGTTACCCATGGCATATGGGTTTCCGCCGCCCGGATCGCCCATCTCTTTCAGCTTATTGTAGATCGCTCCTCTTGCCGCTGACTGCGCCCATTGGTTGTTCGGGTCGTAGAGAATGTTTCTTACACGCTCCATGAGTGCATCCTTGTAGCCTGTATCCCCTGCCTGCGGTGCAGAAGCGTTTGCGACTGCATTCTCCATGACCGCCTTCTGCGTGTCTGTCATGGGCTGTGATGCATTGACGGCTTGCGGCTGATATGGATTGACCGTCTGCATGGTGGGGGACTGATTTGCCGAAAATATTTGCGGCACCTGCTTCGCATTGTCTGTGCTTGCCGTCTCTGAATTTGTTTGAGACTGTTCACTTGGCTGAGCAGATTCTCCTCCGGGTGTCAGTCCGTCCTTTCCTTTGAGAGAATCCTGCAATTTGCGGATGCCGCGCTCGTTGTAATTCTCTACCCATCCGCGACCGAGCATAAGCCCCAGTGCGAACCCAGGATCTTTCGCCGCATATCCCGCAATGGTCGGGTCAATAGTTGCCGTCTGATAACTTAATTGATTGTTGTTCGCCATTTGCTACCACTCCGTTGTTCCTGCCTTGGCTATAAAGCCGTTAGCATAATACATGCCGCTTGGCACTTTAATGTCGTATACAAGTCTGTCGCCGCTTTCAACAAGCAACACAATCTTGCCGCGGTCTTTGAAACGCTCTCCGATACGCATTTCTTCCAACGTTTTCCAATTGCCGTCGTCCATAAGCATTGGCTGTGTGGAGGTAAGGTTGATGCACTTGTTTTGGCTTTCGTCTGTGCAGATGGCATAAACCCTTGCATAATGCGGCGTCATTACGTCCGTTACTTTTTCGTCACCGTTCGGTGTTGTTATAATGTCGCCCTTACGGATTCGTTTCAACGGCTTGTCTCCGTCCGGGGGCTTGATTAGTGTGGCACCCGTGAAGCAGAACAATCCGCTGTTTGAAGCAAGTCCGCCTAAGATACCGCCCCAAAGTCCGCTTCCGCCGCTGGTCCTCTGCGTAGAAGTAGAAGTCCCTTTGCCGCCCATGGCAGAAATAGCACCGAGGTTTGTCCCGCTAAGCCCGATAGATGTATTCCAAAGGTTGACTGCGGGTTGCTGCGCCGCTTCCTGTGCCGCCGCTCCGAGCGAGATGTTCGCTCCTGCCATGTTTGACATGTTTCCGTAAATGTCTGCGAGCTGAGAAATGTCCTGCCTGTACATATCTGCCGCCGTGTTCGCTGCAGCTTGGTTGATTCCCTGTATTCCCTGCGAGGTGACAGAGCTGTTCAAAACGCCGTTTGAACCGAGGTTCTGCAATAGGTTTCCCATAGATCCGTTGACCTGCCGTGTTACGGCTTGATTGATGTTGTCCTGATACGACTGCGGGAGCTGACCGTTTGCGAGTGCCTGATACCCTGCATTCGCCGCATTCTGTATGCCCTGTGCCTGGTTGAGAAGGTTTTTGTAATCGACCTGTGTTTCGCCTATAGAGTTTTCGAGGAGCTTCTTTGCCTTCGTATTCAGCTCTACGGCGTTCGGCATAACGGATTCTTCATAATCGCCTTGTAGCTTCCAAAGCCTTTTCTCTTCTGCGGTCGGCTGATAGGACTGCACCGTGGTGGTAGAGCCACCTCCCTTTTTACCCATCGTTTTCCTCCTTGTAGAGTTCTTTAACGTATATCGTCACATAATAACTGTCGTTCCCCTCTTCGTCTGTCCCTTTGTAGGTGGCTATGACCTTACGACCTGCTTCATCCTTGCACCAAAAACGGAAATGTCCGTCTCGCTCCTCCTTCTTTACAATCTTGAATTTCAGAAGTCGCAGATACGGAAGAATAGGAAGGATACAGACGGTGGACACCGCATGCCCGCCCTTTGCGAGACAAATCAACTTCGCTAAATCAAACCAAAAGTGAATGTCTCCGCAAAGCTGATACACGACAAGTATCCCCTTCTCATCAAAGAAGTATTCGGAGAATCCTCTTTCCGGCAACCAGTAAAAGTCAAACCCCTTCGGGATGACGAAGGGGTCGTTTCGTTCTTTTTCGTATTTGTCTATCCATTCTTTGAGAGATTTCATAGATCTGCTACCTCCAAAATAATATGGTCAAACGTGAATGGGTCAGTCCCTTTTATTTCAAGGGCGATGCAGTCGGTCGAGTGGTTGCACAAAACTTTCCTTCTTGAGTTGGTCGGCATATCTACCTTTAGCTTGCTCGTGCTTACATTCACCGTTCCTGCTTCATCGTTGGTAAACTTGGCATCTACAGCCTTTACAAGCATTTCGTCAGAAGAAATGATTTCATGCGGCTTAATTTCGTATTCTATCGGCGCCCCGTTGTCGCTCATGATGTCTTTATCCCACAGATATAACTGAGTATCGCTTGCAATATAGATTTCATCTACCGTCTCCATAATATCGGTTACGGGTACGGCAAACTTTATGGTTGTTGCAACGCCCATAAGGTAGTTGTAGCAGACCCATTCTTTACGCTCGCTTGTCACACGGAGCATGAGACAGCCGTGCCGTTTAAGGTGAACAAGCTGCGGATTCCATAAATCCTGCGTTAGAAGTCTTCTGAATTTATCCCCTATGTCCTGCGGCTTTACATTCCCATAATCCATAACAGTGGAGAGAGACTTCAACCCCCTTCGGGAAAAGAACACAACGTCTGCTCCTACATTGACCGCCGTCATCGTCCCCATGCTGTCTGAATTGGTCACAATGGCGGGCGGTACTACCCATGAAGCAGGGGTTCTGTCGCCTTGAAGCTGATAAATGTTGCCGTTTGATTTAATGAAAACAAGGTCGTTGGCAAGCGGCACGACACTTTCTATATCACCGCTGTCCCCATAGCCTATATCAATCCATTGTGCGGAACTGTCTACCGTCCCCTGCGAGCTGTCAGTGATGTTGTCCCAGCTTGTCGGATCTCCGATCGCCGAGAAATATACACGGTCAGAGCCGCTTAGCGTAATCATGAGCCTAGAAAGGCGTTGAAACACAATATCGCATGATGGGCTTGACATGACGGTATTCAGCGTCAGGAAGTCGTAGTATTGGAGTTTATCCCCGCTCGCTATCCAAATCTTGTTCATGTACTTCGCGCATGATGGCTTTCCATTCCCTGTAAGACTTCCTAACAACGTCGGCAATTGACCGACCATCCACGAATATACAGAGCCGTTATCGAGGAAGATGAGAGAAGTGTTTGTGTCTACGTCATAGTAAAGTGCCTTGATATTGCTTGCCATGGTAAAGTCCGTAGGGGAAATCCCACCCCTGCTTCTAAGCCGCAGATTGTCATAGACGAAATTCTGGCACCGTACCATGTCCGTTTCAGGGATTCGTTCAGGGGCGTCGGACGTGTTAATGCCGCCCGTGAGATTATTCAGAACAATTTGCTGTATCTGATGTTTGTTTGTTCGCTTCATGTTTGCTCCAAAAGGTTAAATGCCGTCCAAGATTCACGGCGCTCCGCCACATCCGCCGCACCCACTACAACCATTTTCACAGTCTCCTTCACAGTCCCCAGCACACGCGCCCGTGCAACCTCCGCTGCATCCACCGCCACACGAACCCGTGCAGGAATTGCCGCATGTGCCGCTGCACCCATTGGCACACCCAAGGGCGCATCCATTCATGCAGTTAATGACGGTGGGCTGTTTAGAAAGTGTTTCTTGAATGTCTACGTCAAGCCCGTTGTCATTCGCTAAGAGCTTGACTAAATCATCGTAAATTGAAGTGGTTATTTTTTCGCCCTTTGCCTTCGATGCAGCTGAAAGCGAGCCGTTTTTAAGTGCCATTGCCCGTCACCTTCTTATACGCCGCATCGGTAATGTTCTTACTGCCCTGCGTGCGATTATCTAACTCTTTGTCGTTTGAAAGCATCTTGTTCAGGCTGTTGTATAGCGTGGTTTTTACTACATCGCCTTTGTTCTCGATTGTTGGTTTATCCATGAGGCCTCCTACTACGGACCACGGCAACTGTGTCTACAGTGGCCACTGCAACTGTTAGAACACTTCCCCCCACACGAAAGAACGCACTCCGTCTTGCAAGAGTTATCGCACCCAGAAGAACATCCGCCAGTACAGTTCCCACCGCAGCTGCTTGTGCAACTTGTGCAGGCGTTCTTGCAATTCCCACCGCACGAAAGGCTACAGCTGTTCATACATGCCTGTATAGCGGCGGCGTTCGTCTCTACCTGCTTTAACGTGGCGTCCAGTGCTTCGTCGTTTTCTAAAAGATTCTGCAAGTCAGTAAAGATAGTGGCGGATATGTTGCCGGTTCTTGCAGAAACAATGCTATTGTGTTTGACTGCCATTACGTCACCTCCGCATTATGGTCTAACGCATAATGGACTTTCATCAGCCCGCAAAGGTTATCCCCATAAAGGGCTTTTCTTACCACGCACTGATGGCAATAATCTTTCAACTCACAAGTCTTGCAATGGGTACAGGCAAATTTCTCTCCTTCGTCAAGTCTTGCGTCCCCGAAGTTTGCTTGAAAGCACTGGTATAAGCGACCTTGCGGCGTGATGGCAGCCCATGCGCAGTCTTGGATGTTACCGCTAAACATGCGGAAATGCTTGGCACGGTTCTTCGTACTCGTAAGAAGAGAGAGGTACGCACGGCGGGTGCTGATGTCTTTCAGCTCGTTATAAGCGAAGAAGTTCCATAACACCATCGGGGATATTCCCTTTTCATTCAGGAAGTCGATGTTCTGCTTCGCACGCCTTAGATAATGCTTCCCTGCTACGACATACGTTGCGTAAAGATGGTTCGCTTTCATGTATTCGTAAGTGTCAGGGCGGATAATTCGCGGGTTCTTTTGGTCATGGTCAAAGCTGACAGAAATCTGAAAATCTACGCCCTTCTCTTTCATCCAGTCGATAATTTCCCTGCCCTTGCCGTTGAGAAGCTGACCGTTGGATACAATGATGTACCTTACGTCTCTTTTGTCTGTTTTCACCTGCTCGCAAAGGCGCACCGTGTCTTTGATGACCTCGGGGTGGAGAAGAGGTTCTCCGCCCTCAAGCTCTATAGAAAGAGTTCCTTCTTTGATGATGTGCGGCTGTTTCAATAGTGCATAGAGTGTTTCTATCTGCGTACCGTTCCCACGATTTCTATGGGCTATGTCTGTGTTCCTTTGCGTGCAATACTCGCACTGACAGTTGCAGTCGTATCCCGTTGTCACACGGATATCGCTGATATGTGTGAGTTTGGTGTTCATTCAGAATCACTCCTACGAAGAAGGTAATAGGCAAGATTTCGCTCCATGTTGGAACGGTATCTCTTCTGCTCTGCGGTAAGCTCCAAGCTGTCGCTATAATTGCAAAGTTTCATAAAAAGGAACGCCATGTTTTCAAGGAACACCATGTATTCATCGGCACTTTCAATCCCTTCGATTTCCTTCTTGTCGAGTTTTATGTCATGTGACTTTGTAATGCTGACGTTCATCGTTCGCTTGCCTTTCTGGCTAATACCGCCTTTACAATCTCCTGCACTCGCTTTTCTTGATGTGAGTAATCAGGTATGCGTTCCACATCCCCTGCCTTCTGCCATGCATCGGAGAGCTGTTTCTTCTCTTCTTCTGTCAGTTTTCCTGTCACGAAATCAAGGAGTACGGCAACCGCGTTCCGCAAGGCGAGGATTTCATACCGTTCAGGAACAAAATCGCTTACTGCTTCATTGACCGACCACAACGTGCGTCTTTCCTTCTCGTTTGTCGGGCTGTATCTGTATATCATATGCTCCCAGTCTGCGTGGAAGTCGTAGAAATGGCGGCTTATCCAATCAATCGTATATTCCTCGCACCCGTCAGGAAGCACCTTCATGAATTGAACAGGCATCAACCGCCCTGTATCAGGCCATGGCTCGCTCCCTGTAGTTTTGATGTATTCCCAGAACCCATCATGGGTATAGAAGAAATGCGCGCCGTCGTTGGGATAGAATACGCTCTCTGACCTTGTGTAATCGTCAAAGAAATGTTCATCGTCAGTTTCGTAGAAGAAATCGTTAAACGTACCTGGAATTTGCATTGGTCCGTTCGTAATCTCATTCAATGCCCATTTTGCGATGGCTGAAACGTAGATCATAAGCTCATCTCACGCATCCTTTCCATCCAGTAGTCGTAAATCCTATACTCCTGCTCCGTCATGATTTCCTCGTTGTTGTGATAGTCAAACGTGCCGTCAACGTCGTAGTTGGCAGAATAACAAAGCGGGAGCGTCGTGCTTCCTATCTGCTTGTTGATTCTATCCTGCCCCTCTCTGAACTTTTTGAATTTCTCCTTGTCGAAGCCGTGCCATATGTCGCCAATGTCATAACGGTGCCGCCCTGTTGCAAAACGATGGCACGGATAAAGTTTTCCATCCATGCCGAGCGTTACCATATATACGCCGCTTCCGCAATAGTTACTCTTCCCATCATCTTCTTTGGCAACACGCCGCCGTCCGATTGGCTTCAGTTTGAATTGGAGCTTGCGGTGAAAGATGAAATCAACCACCTTGCGAAGCTGCCTATAATACTCTTCGGCATCTTCCTTCGTCCACTTATGCTCAAAGATGGGGTTCGCCCATGGTTCAAAGCCAAGCTGAATTTGATTGATAAGCATATCTGCGAGCATTGGGAGGGTTTCTTTATTCATCGTTCCCTTAACAAGCGGCTCGTGGTCACGGCGTTTCCACCACTCCATATTCTCCATAATCTTGTCGTATGATCCTTTCCCGTTCAGGTATACACGGTTCATGTCATGTGCTTTTTTGCACCCGTCAAGGGACACGCCGACACGCAGGCATTTCCACCTGTTCAGGAAGTCTCGTATAGAGGGTTCTCCAAAGAGCGTTCCGTTAGTCGTATTGAAGAACGTAAAGCGGTGTTCCGTTATCCATGGATGGTGAAGCTCTCGCCCTTTCGCCAAGAATCTCGTCATGGCATACTCCATGAGCGGCCATTCGAGAAGAGCTTCGCCGCCGATAAAGTCAAGGATGATGTATTTTCTCTTGCTATACTGCGGTTCGGTATAGATAAGGTCAATGAATTTGTCGATGTATTCCTTCTTGATTGTCTGATACTGCTTGTTCTCCTCATAACAATACTTGCACGCTAGGTTGCATCTATCCGTGATGAAGATAGTCGCAGTCAGTGAAATGTTTTCGTTCATCTAGTCACCAACATCTTTACTCTCTTAACTCCGCAGTCAAGGTTTTGCTCAAGTGCAATCCCTACTGCATCTGCCGTCTTTTTAGTTGACGCCTTGCCAATGCCGGGTGTGTCGGACGGCACAATGAAATCTCCTCGCCAAACCTTGCCTTTTACCTTGACGCCAACACGTCCGGCAAGAGCCACTGGGATAAATTTCTTGATGTTGTGCGTCTCGAAATCTTCATCGTCCGTAGGCTCTCCACCTATGACTTGTGCGTAGCAGTCAGACTGAACGCCGACAACGACAAGGCTTTTATCTGTTGCACGGACGTATCGCTCTTTTTCTGATTTCATATCAAGAGCGATAATTTCTCCTGCCTCTGTCTCCTCCCCACGGTCGAAGTATTCGGCGTAGTCGTTGTATACGGCATTGAAAACCTTTGTTGCTGTTATTGTTCCGTTTGCCGTTACGTTCCCAGCTATGATTGCACTGGAGCTTACTGTAGCGTTCCCCGTGACTGTCAGATCACCGCCGACGGTTGCACTCTTTCCTACAGACATGGTGCCAGTTACAGCGCATGATTCTTTGGCGTGTATGCGCTTGCCGTATATGTTGCCCCACGCCTTATTCTCACGGCCGAGGTTGTCTAATCCATCCGCTCGTGGCGATATGTTTTTTGGTTCTGCCATATTTCCTCACGCAAAAAGCACCCACGTATGTGAGTGCTTTTTTTGAAATACCGTCAGGTAGTAGTGGTCGTTCCGCCAGTCGAGGACTGGTAAGGAGAACTTACAATGTACGCCGGTGTCGGGTACGGTTTAAGCTGCCCTACGATGGTTGCATTTTGTACTACCTGAGAAAGATTGAAGTTTGCAGATTGAAGGGCTCTGTCGCGATCAGCCAGTTTGTCACGAAGCTCCTGCATCTGATTTGCCATCATCATGCCGCGGGTCCTCTCCGCTTCTTCATGGATAGCTGTCTTGATCTCGCAGGCGTTTTTATAGTTCTCCGCCCTTACTGCATCAATGTTGCGGTTGGTTTCGCAGCAGCACTGTTGCTGCGAGAAGCGGTTCTCCGCAAGCTGACTACCGAGGGCATAATTCCCTTGCATAACCGTTTTTTCCAGTCCTGCCTGCCCTTGGAGCATGGTGGTATTGAGAGCAAAGGTTGAATCAGCAAGCCCGTAGGCAACGCCGCGAATCTGAGACATTTCGTCCTGATGGTTGAAGCCCTGCTGCATTTCTGCCTGCGTGAGACCGTTTCCACGATTTCCGAAGCCGAAACCGCCTCCGCCCATAAGTGCGAAGATAACGACAAGCCACATAAACCACATGCCGCCGCCACATCCGAACCCGTCACCGTAGCCGCCTGTAACCGGCATTACAGGCTGAATACCATTTCCCTCCATAATTCTTGTACCTCCTGTAGAAAATATATAAAGCTCTGCGCGCTAGAGCCGTAAACCGAGCCCTGAAAGAAATTGTCCGAGCTGCTTTTCATCCATTCCACGTTGCCGCGCGAGATTTTTAGCAATGACCTTCAATTCGTCAACGGACTTTCCTTGCCCCATCTGTAAAGCCCTTCCCATAAGTGGGTTTTGACCTGCCATGTTCTGAATAAGCTCCATCGGGTTATTCGACTGGTTCAGCAGTCCCATGAGTTGCATTGGGTTCATATCCGTTTCCTCCTTTAAGCATAGATACCGCTTTCTCTAATTCAGCGATTCTGCTTTCAAGCGTGTTCTTCGCTTCACCCTTTGAGAGTACGTACACCTTGAAAACAGGCATGCCGTTCAGATCTATCGCCTTCTCGTACACCTTCCCTTCAGACGGAGAAGGGAAGAACGAAGGCGTCCCATCAAGACCAATTTGTGCGGCACGTGCTTCTTCCACACTTGTAACCACTCGCCCCCTGATGGGAGCTATGCAGACTTGCTCCATGCGGTTAAGCCTATCCTGCATCTGCGGCATCGCACCGTACATTCCAGTTTGGTAATCTGGGTATCCATACATCTTCCCCACCTCCTATAGGTATTATCCCACCTTACAAGAGGAGAATGGTGTCACAAAAGCCCTAAAAATATCCCAGTTTTCTTCCCGATTTGTACATCTTTTTAGCGATGCGCCGCGCAATTCTGGCTACGCTCTTCCTTGTAAGCGACTGGTCAATAGCAATCTCCTTGAACTCCATCCCTTCGATAAGTCTCATGCGTATGTATTTCAACTCGTCGGGTGTAAAGATGGCGGCTTGAAGCATTGCGTCAAGCTCTTCGCGGTCAACCGTTTTTAGCCATTCTTTAACCGCCCTTCGCTCAGGTCCCATGATAATCACATTTCCTTTCGTTGCTCATGATGTTTGTATCAAAATTCTTATGATATAAGAATTAGATGGTGGCGACGTACTGCTTGAACAGTTTGCCTTCTGGCATATCGGGGTCGTCCCAATAGAGAGCTTTAGCTACTGCGATATACTTTTCAGGGTCTTTACCTAAGACATTAGAGAGGTCGCTATACAACATGTTAATGGCATAGTACAAGTCGGCTGGTCTATCAATGTGACGCTTCTTAGCTTCTTCTTCCACCTCTGCAAATTCCCAGTGCGCCCCAGTCGTACCATCCACGTTTTCCATATGAGACACCGCGTCCACAGCGATATCGGTATCGAAGTAAGGACCGTAGTCTAACTCATGGAGTTTAAGCAACATGCGCTTTGCTTTAGGGTCTTTCGTGTCTAAAGTCAAACCATCTAAGTATTCATAGATAACATTATACAACTCACATGTTTTTAAGTTGTCGTTAGTTCTTTTAAGGTATTCCCTAGCAGTAAGCATATTAGCTCCCCCTATATTAAGAAATTTTAGACACATCAATCTTCTTATTTTCAAATTTCTTGTATGCATCAAGGTATACTTCTTCCTTATCCCCGTTGTATGTAACTTCATAGTACATACCGTCGGGCAAGGTAGTTGACAACAGTGCCTTCCAATTCTGTAACGTTTTGCAGAACCAAACAATATAAATATCATCTGATGTAACCTGTACATTATCTGTTTTATCAAGATGTTTGTTTACATAATTCAAAACGATTTCTTTTGCAGTTTTCTGATAGTCCATAAATTTCTCCTTTAATTGTTTATACATGATAATCCCCTTTCCTTTCGCCATTCATGCCGTCCTTACCCATGCTCGTACCATGTATGCAGGTGGTTGAATGGTATCGGAAGAACCGTAAATGGAGTTAGATTTAGAAGCATCAAATTCGATAAGATAATTGGAGTAACCGCTTGCATGAGTCAATCCAGCATCCCTATGCTCTTCTATAAATGCAAATGCACCATTATTATTTGCGAAGTCTTTCCAAACACCGCCGTATATTTTCCCTGTAATATTCGGCAAGCCTGCACCTCTCTGTGTTCCTGCTTCACTAGATGCTCCTGTCTGCAAGCAAAGATTTGCAGGTACTTCTTCCCATGTGCCGTATTGCAATACGGGGAAATCTGCTTTCGTTTTAGTCTTATCCGCAGACATATACACAGAACCAATGGGGTAGAATGTGTCTATTAAATTGATAATAGTGCTATCTCCCCCACCTTTAGTGACCGTTATCTTGCCATTTGATTCTGTGACAGATTGAACATAATCAGTAACATTCGTCGCGCCTTCTTCAATCCCGTCCAGCTTTGCCTTGTCGCTCTTGCTCATGTACCCGTTCTGCACCTGCGACACAACGGGGATTTCAGCCGTTTTCTGATATCCGCTATCATTCGATAATTGTGATACCTTCGTCGGGATTGCATCTTGCAGTTTCTTGTACTCTATTTGTGCATCCGTCTTGCTTTCTTTCTCGCCTATCTTGTTCAAGATGGTGGTCGCAAAGTTAGGGTCATTTCCCAGTGCGGTTGCAAGTTCTTGTAACGTGTCTAATGCGGTCGGTGCGCCGTTGACTAAATTGCTTACCACGCTATGAACAAATTCAGTATTAGCGATGGTTTTTGAATTGTTTGCCGTTGCTGGCGTCGGTACACTGGTTTCCCCTGATACAGTGAGTGAAGAAGTGTTGACTGAATCATCCCACGTTTTCCCGCTATACGTATATGTTTTTCCAAGGTCTGTGCGATAGCATTTCATCCCTGCGACAAGGTTTTCCGTTGGGAACGCAGTCCCGCTATATGTAGATCTAAGCGCGTTGATATTCTTTTCATGGTTCAGTATGCCGTCTTTCACTGTAGTGGTAGCAGTGCTTCCAAGTGGTGTGTAGTCTTGCATGTGTTCACCTCAATACTATGTCGCCGTCTGAGTCAACGGTAAAAAGCCTGTCTTTCAGCTTTAAGTAAGTTTTTGTTATTTCATTGCCGTCCCCGTCAAAATATCCATTATTGAACGGGATGTTAGAATCTTCGCAAAGCGTCCATGTTGGTTCTCCATTAGCCAATGAAGTGAGCCGGTATCCTTGCTTAAAATCTGTTCTATAGCACACCATACCGACTTGCAGGTTGGCAGTGGGAAATGCGTTCCCGCTAGAGTTACTAAGTGCCGTGACAATATCGTCGTACATCTTCGGGATGCCAACATTGAGATGTTCGGTTTCGGAAAAGTCAGAAAATTTCTGCATTTATTCATCCCACCACACATTCTTGTCAGCAACGCCGCCGTATTCAGTGTTATCAAACTCATACTGCCATGCCTTCACGGTAAGCTCTGGATGTTCCTCTTTGAAGTCGCATTGCGTACTTCCCGGTTCTGCCGACCAATAAGGAATATAGTCACCCATCAAGTCTGTTCGAAGCTTGCTTAGCGAGGAATAGTTTCCGTAGATCCCGCACTCATAGCCGTTCGCGTTGCACTCACTGACAAATGCACTTGCTATGGCAGTCAGGTCATCGGCGTCAACCCTCTCTGCCATGAATGGCTCGATATCAAACCATATATGGAGAGGCGGCATGCCAATCTCATCTAACACAGACATAACCTTGCGAGCTTCTTCTTCTGCCCTATCCGTGGTTTCTGCGTGAGACAAGCAATACACGCCCCATTCCATCTCCGCTGAAATGGCATCCCTTACGTGTTCCAGGAATAATTCGGCGATGGACCGCCCTTCTGAAATCTTTATGATAACGCCATCCTCTTTTTGCGAGATGATATTCCAGTTGAGGTTTTCTGAGTAGTCAGAAATGTCGATTATGCTTTTCATCTTGCACTGGTCCCTTCTTTGGCTGCTCAAACTGGTCAGGGATCCCATTATGGTTCTTGTCGACAAAGCACGCCATAATAAACCCGAAGAACCCTGTAGCACCCAAAACAATAACTATGAATTTTGACAGTGCATCCAAGTCGGATGCTCCCGTCTTGTAGAATGCATACATCCACGCCCCATACCACGTGAACAGAAGCAGAACAACGAAAAGCAGGTAGAATATGACCACCTTCATGACAGGATTGTCAAATTTCCTGCTTTTCAGATTGTCCATGGTCTTTTTCAGAAACTCAGTTATGGCTTTCATGTTCGAGCTTCTCCACACGGTGATTTATATCTTCAATAACCACGTCGTGCTTTTGAACCGTTGTATCGAGGTAGTGAACTTTGTCCGTCGTGTCGGCTATGGTATCCGCAAGATTGTCTATGGACTTTTGCAGGGATTCAATGACAAATGCCTTGAATAGCCATGTCCATATCCCAAGTATCCCCGATATGATAAAAATAGTTTCGTTGTCTATCACTTTAGTACCCATTACTATTCCAAGAAATTTTCCCTGCAACAACTTTCCCTGTTGCGTCTTTTAGAATGATTTTAAAGTATTTCCCTCTATTGTCCTCTCCCTGCTCTGTGATGCTCGGGATAACCACGCTTCCTTCTGTCCCGCCGCACACGATGACAACCACATCAGGCGTTGTGTAATAGGTTCGGTTGAAGTACACTTTCGTCTCTTCGGCAGGGATGTCTGCCGTCCCTCTGTCTTTTACATCGTCTATGTCTACATGAATTGTATAATCATACACGAGCGGATTGGACGCGGAGTTCTTCTTTCTGATTGCAAGTCTGTATAACGCATCTCTGTATTCGTATTCGCCAACCTTAAATTCAGTAAAGAAATTGTATCCTGATGCCTTAACTTTAAGACGTTTAAATTCATCGAGCGTTATGGCATAATTGTTCACGACAATATCCGAAAGTACACCGCAAGGCGTCTGCCTGATTCGGATCGCACGAATACTGATTTCGTTTTCCCTCTTGAACAAATCCACAAGTCGCCTGTGAGCTTCCATCACGGTCATCGGCTCGCTAAATCCACGTACAAACCTAGTCAGTCTTGAGAAGTTCTCTGCTAACGCTAGGGTGTCTTGATTATTCTTGCCAATATTTGCCGTTTCCGCATCTCTTAGGGTGGCAATTTCCGCAAATGGCTTATAAATGCGTTTAAACGGCATTTCTATCGCTTGCATATGTTCTTTGATAAATCTATCAAAAGAAATCTGCGAACGCATGAGAAGGCCATTTAAGAGCGTCTCTTTTTTGACAGCCTCGTCTTTTTTCCAAACAAATTCCGATGTGCGTATGATTTCGGCTTTTGGAAGAAGTATTGCTCGCATGTCTTTTGCAGATACGGAAATTGCGCTGGAAAACGACTTGTAATATCGGGCAACCTCTCTGTCTGTTCTGGAAATGGTTAGCTCTTCGCCGCCTTTGACATAGACATCATTGAATCCGAAGCGGTCTATCGTATCAGCCGCACCGTCTATGTAGATTTTGCTTGTATCGTCAATAAAGAACGAATGCCTGTAAGTTTTTATATCAAGCACGGGTCAGCGTTATTTCAAAAGTAACGGTGAGAACGTCGCTTGCTCCTTTATTAATTACGGGGAATGTTACACGGTCAAAGAAGATGCCGCCGCTTGAAGCGTTGCAGATGCCCGCTTCCGTGATTGCACCTGTTGCTTCTCCTGCATTGAATGTAGTCTGTATAGTGAGTTTTGTTGTTCCTGCGGAGTGGGAATAAGACGCCGCCTTCCTAAGAAGCTCTGACACAAGTTTGGTATCGCCCGCAGCGACCGCAGTCGTTCCGGTGCCAACGGCGATATGGCTCATCGCGCTAGGTCTGGTTGAACCTGCGCCGAACGCGTTGCACAAAAAATCAATGCCTCCGTTCAGCACCATATTATTATGACGGGACGCAATGCATGCGCCGTCTTTTCTTTGAAGTACAAGCGTTACCGCGCCATGTACGCTAAAATTTTCTTTTTGCATGTTCACCTCAACTGTTGAAACGAACCGTCGTCATGATTCCAATCGGCGGTGCTTTAATGGTTTTGGATTGTGCCGGTTCTTGGAACACCGCATTATTATTAGCTGCATATAGGGTTCGTTCCGTATCCGACTGTGAAATCCCGATAGCGATTATATCCATGGGGCTTGGCTTTAGCGAGAGTTTTTGGGATAGTCCATCACTTCCGACAAGAACAAACCCATCATCATAGCGAAGATCAATAGTCCCATGAGTTCCTCCTATAGAAGCAATGGCGGATGGTTCAAGCGAATTTAAGATCTTTATATTGAACGTAAGTGAAAACGTGGAAGCTCCTGTAGGCAGCTTGTATGCGAGGCGGGTCAGCTCATCCTGCCTTAGCCCCTTGTTCCATCTCGCGTAATCAAATACATCGCAATGAATATGCTCCGTTGGCTCTTCTCCTGCCATTGTTTGCAAGTTCTCATCGAGCGGAGCCTCAATAAGTGCGCTCTTGTCTGCGTTCTTGTCTGCGATATAAGCCTTAATCTCAATGCCATCAAGGTCTGCCACTGTGCCGCCTACCATGTTGACAGTTTTGGCTCGATCATCAAGCGGTGGGAAGTCTAGGTCGGAAATCGTAATATCGGTATTGGAGATGCCTTCAATTTTGTAATCCACCCAGCTTCTAGCCCTTGCGGTATATGGCAGATGTCCGGCAGAGATGTACTCACCATTGAATACGCCTTCTGAGAGCCTAAGTCCGTGCGCTTCTGTATCGTAGTAAGTGCCAACCTTGTTGCCTGTATACATAGTCTGATGTTCATCGAAATCGACTATGACGTTCTTCTGTTGGTCTTGCACGGTATTCAAAAGAAACCACGATGCGTTTTGCGAGAAGTTGCCGTGTTCATCATATGCCTTGATTAAGAAATAAATATCTCCTGTGTTAGGGTATTCCATTTTCTTTTTCAAAAGCTCCGTTCGAAAGATTTCCAGTCCATTCTCCCACAATGGAGTAGTTGAAGCACGTACAATATACCCTGCGCCCTGAATGCCCACGCTTCTCCAATAGAAATCAAGTACCGCCCCATTCCTTTCCACGATAAAGTCTTGAACCTGCGGTATTTTACAATAAAGATAACCTTTCTCGCCCTCTCCGAAACTGTCATAGTAAGCGACTGCTATCTCGCTAATTTGGTCAGCATCTTCTGTGTAGAGCATCCAGTTATCCTGCGTCTCATACATGATGCCGTTCACATATATATGCGCTCCTATGCAGTCCAGAGGGATAAATGTGAAGTTTATCAGCGTTCCTTGTGCGTTCTTTGACATGTTTATGTCTTGCGGCTTTTCTGGGCGTTTCTTGCTATATTGCAATGCCGAACCGTTAGACGCCGTTCCGTCGTTCAAGACCGCATAAAGATACGCCGTGCCTACGGCAGAAACAGGCATCTTATAAGAGTAGTTATTGGTCGTTCTTTCAAGAAGCCCTACCAAAGTGCCGACTGCGGTATTTGTTCGCACTTCATAATAGGCGAGTTTGTTGTAGTACGTTGGATCGCTCCACTTGAATACGCCGTCATCTACGGAAAATGTAAGCGTAAAGTTTGGCGGCGGAGCAATCCCCGAACTTCCGATTTCTTCATTAGCCTTAAACCCGTTGGCAAGATTTACCTGTTTAGCTATTGCGGCAAGATACCGTCTAAGCTGCGTCATCAGGTATCGCCCATCGCCCTGCACTACGTTGGGAAGGTCAGGGGCGTCTATGTAGACTTTCTCTTTTTTGCTCATGACATTCCCGCGCTGATAGCCTGTTCGAGCGTACTTATGATGTTGCTATCCTGCGTCACATCATACTCATTTTCGTTCAAGGCAAGAAGTATCGCACTACGAAGTATTACCGCGTTGATGGCTTCGTGGTCAAACGGAAAATCATCATCTTCCCCAACAAGGTCTGGCGTGGCAAAATACCTAAACCGCACGCTGTCGCTTCCGTCGGTGATGGTTGCTACATTGCTTGTCATGCGAATCGGGTATGTGCCGCACGCCCCCATGTAGTTATGAGGGAGCTTGTCTCCGTCTCTGATGGTCGTTTCCTTGGCGAGTACCGGCCATTTGGCAGCTATCAAAAGGCTTGCCACCTGCTGAATGGCTGTGTTTATAAACTCAAGGCAAGCATCGGTAGAGTATTCGTCAGATATGTCGTGGGTCGCAGATTTAAGCCGTGCTATAGCGTCTTTTACCTTCATCATACCCTCCATATCGGGAACACTCGCCTGTTGGCGTATCGTCTTACAGGGATAAGCTCTTCAGCGAGTGTCTTGTTGGCTTCTGCCATAATATCTTCCTGCGGATTTTGATTCAGTATCATGCCCGTCAGTTTGACTATAAGGTCTAAGAATATATCTGGAAGCTCCAATACATCGTCTGCCTTAACCGCCTTGACGGAATATCTGTATAGAAGGGCTACATCCTCAAGCACATAGAGCTTCCCATTCAGAACTTTGAACTCGTGATGACATGGTTTCTTCTGTGCAGGGCATGGGTGGAGAGGGTATCGGAATCTGATAGTGACGATGGAAACAATAGAGAGCAGATCCTCAGGCAAATCAAACCCATCACTGTATTCGATATGCGGCTTCTCTTCCCCCTCATTCTCCTCGTCAATCTTTGCGTTGATTTCATCAAGGCGGTACTCTACCTCTTTTTCAAGGAAATCACTGTTCTTTAGTGCAAAGGTTCTGTTGATATAGCGCACAGCTTCATTGAGAGACTGGATAATGTCGTAATCAGAAAACTTCACCTCATTATTGTCTTTCTGCTTGAAGCGCACGGACTGAATAATGTCTTTGACGTTTATCATACTGTCTCCAAAAGCTGATTCAGCGCATCGGGCTTCCTTTGACTTGCTGAATCCTTTGTAATAAGAGGCACGGCGTACCCATGCCACATGCATTTCTTATGGTTTACGGAAAGTGCCTGATGAACCTTGAAGAATTTCAGCATGTAGGTGGTATACCCTGCCATGTCTCCTTCTCTCTTCCTCGCCATAGCTTCTTTAAGCCACGGGTCAAACTGGTACATTTCTTCTGGAATGACACCTAGCATGTAGCCGTTCTTGCCATTCCCCATGCCCATCTCATCATATTCCTTGGCTTGGGCGATAGCCCCTGACAGGTCTACCGTATTTCTAAGGTAGCAAGTCCCATCATCTTCCAGCCGTATTTCCTGCTTGGTAATCATTTCAGTACCCCATAAATAAAAAAGAAGGGAACAACGCTAAGTCATTCCCTTCACTTTAACTAAAACATATTGCTTTTATCTCTTGATGCCGATGATGGACGCCGACGCTTTCGGCTGGGATGCCTGGAGTGTCAGTTTGGTTTCCAGTACGAATTTATCATAGGTACCGGTCTTGTCCAATCCGCTGACTTCATGCGGCTTTTCAAAATAACGGAGTTCCCAGTAGTCGAAATCGTAAATATCAATACGATCGGAATTGTACATACGATGGGAGTGTGCAGTGACTACGCCGCCGTCGGTTTCGTAAGTATCTGCGACTTCCGAACCGTAACGGGTTTTTGGCTGACGCTGCGTAGTTGCCATCGCCGAAACAAGTTTGGAGAAGCGACGTTTATTTTCCATAGACATGTAGGCATCAGTCGGTTTACCGCCGCGGTTTGCCGCCATTGCCATTACATCGTCAATGTCATCGAGGGTGTACTGTGCAGCTCCGCCGAGAGACTTGACGTTGGATTTAACAATCTTGACATCGGTGCCTGTGTCGGTCGGCTTTACTTGCGTAGTCGCAGAGGTATCGCCGCGTACAGCATCCTGAATCTTGTCGTAAATGGTAAATTTCGTTTTTGGGTTGGTGGTATCAAGTCTTACGTAGTAAACGGCACCCGCTTTCATGCCGGCAGGCATTTTCTTACCGATAAAGTAGACAAAATCGCCGGTCTTGAGGTTATGTTCTTTGGTGGTGGTGAATACGCCGGTTTCTGCGGCCGCTGTTACATCAAGGGTATCGAGATCCATGAAGTACGGAACACCGCCCATGAGAGGAGCTACGGTTTCACTTCCCATGCGAGCATTGTCATTGGTGATAAGTGCGTATTCAATATCAAGTGCTTGCTTGGTAAATGCATCGGTCTTGGCTTCGCTCATGGCATCGCCCTGCGGTACATTGTAAATTTTCTTGACCTTACGCTGTACGTCAGAAATGAGACCGGTGTTTTGGAAGAACTGAACATAGTTTTTCAGCCCTTCAATAGAACCTACTTTGTGATACTTGTATTCTTCGTATTCAAGGTGGGCGTTTTCACTCGGTGGTTCAAGGCGTTTTGTCATCCACATAGTATCAGTGGCGGTGACTTCCTTGCCCTCTGGAAGTCGGGAAAGAATCTGTGTCGAGGTCGGGTCGATGTTGTAGAGTATCGGGGAATAATCTTCCGCTTGACCTACAGATTCATAGGTTACGCTCTGGGAACTAGATGGCCCCAGCTTTCTTGTTACGTCCTGTGGCATTATTTTCCTCCTTGGTGGTAATTACAGGAACTGAATATATATAAACACAAAAGTGTGTTTATCGCTTCATGGAGCTAAGCCATGCTTCTACGATCTTAGATTTATCTCTCACTGGTGCGGCTCTAAGCTGTTCTGCGTAGTCGATTGGTTTGACAACATCCTGCCCTGTCCCTTTTCTCTCTACGGATGGGGAGCGTGGAGATGGTGTAGTAGATGTGCCGTTCTTCTTTGCGTAAAACTCTTTTCTGCAATCTTCATAGTAGTTCTTCACCACTTCGGCAGACTGCGGATCGAGCTTTCCTTGCATGGCTTTCTGAATAGCGGGAGCGATGGCGACCGCTTCCTCGTATGGCATTGTTTTGTAATGCTCTTGCATGAAGAACCCGATTTCATCAAAGTTCGGCTCGGCTGTTCTCTGCTCGTCAATCCAATCCGCCACGCCCTTCTTGAACTCGTTCTCCTGTTGTGCCTTCATCTGCTCGACACGAACCTGTTCGCTATATCCGCTGATGATTTGAGACCGTGCTACATCAAGAGCAGCTTTGTATCGGGATACTTTGGTTTGAATTTCGTCGTTGTCGGAAAATTCGCCCATGGATAACTCATCCTCGGTGATACCGACATCTTTCATGGCTTTGTCGTGTGCCGCCTTGTTGACCGCATCGAGGAACTCGTTCCGAAGCTCGGTCTCACTCTTTTGCGGCGGTGGCTTCGGGGCGTTCTGCTGTTTCATCGCAAGGTATTGCGGCTGATATTCAGGCGGTATCCTGCTTTCGTCCACCTGTCCCATCTGAATAGCAAGGGAAAGCTCTGCAGGCGAATAGAATTGTTGTTGTTGCTGAACCTGTGGCTGAGCCTGTGGTTGCTGAACCTGCTCCGCCTGTTCTTCTGCCGGTTCGTGGTTCTCTGGTTCGGGTGCTTCCACCTCTGCTCCGCTAGGGATGGTCTCTACAACCTTTCTGCCTGTTCTTTCGTCAATGCGAAGCCCCATTCGAGGGCTTTCTTCCGCGGGCGTTTCGTTGGTTTCTACCGGCGTAGATTCTGCCGAAGTAGATTCTACCGGCGTTTCGTTCTCTGGCATTAGTTATCCTCCAATTTGGACTCCGCAATCTTTCCTGTGTTTATGATTGCAATCATGGTGTCTGTAAATCTCTTCGCCGCACGTAGGTCTGCACGTATGGTGCTCGGGTCTTTTGACGTATGAAGAAGTGCATACACTGCGGCGTGTTCCTCTGATTTTTGAAACTCTGTCAAAAAAGAGGAAAGCGTCTCTGCGCTTTTCCCCTTCTTTATCATCTCTTGCAAACGTCTTTCTCGTTCGCGGCTAGTCATCTTATCCATTCGGCCTCCTAAGAGCCATTCCTCTAGGGCTTGCAGGAAGGTTCATTTTCTTCAATATCTCGGCTATCGCATCAGGCGGCAGATCGTTCAGCCCTGCGGATACCTTCGGTATGCCGCTCTTTCTTATGTCGGCGGCAGCTTTCGCATCTACCAGTGCTTTCTTCGCCGCGATTTCCGCCTGTTGCTGTGCCTGCATCATTGCAAGCTGCGACTGCTGTCTCTGTGCCTGTGCCTGCTTGAATTGTTCGCTTGCCGGGTCTATCAGCGTCTTTTCGGCGTTCGTCAGTCCCATTTCTTCAAGGAGCGTCTTTCCTGCTACATACCAACTGTTTTCATCAACAATTCCCTGCTGTGCGAATACTGGGTATATCTGATTGATGAGTACCATCAGGTAGTTGATACGTGCTTCTTTCGTCCCTGCCCCCTGTGCCACGTTAAGCACAAGGTCGTAGTCCACGTTTACGTCCGCACTGGAGATAGATATATTCTTGTCTCCTACTCTAATCATCTGCTCGGAATCGCCGAACTGCTGATTGAGCTGAATCAAGAAACGGAATATAGGCTTGAAGAAGTTCTCGGCAGACAGGCGTGCCATGTTTTTCTGCCGCTTCTCTGCCTGCCCCATGATGCTCGTGATGCCTGTTGCGGTCTTGTTCAAGGATTCAGAATCAAGCCCCTGATTGTACCGTGTTGAACCTGTCTGTGATTCAATCTCGTTCTGTGCATAATCTACAAGGCTCATGGTTGCTGAACTCATTGGCGGCGTAGAAATCGGATAGATGAGGTTTCCAGGCATCCCATTAGTAGGGACTAAATCTTCATTATCGAGAAGGGCTTCTACGTCTACATTTGCTTGGTCAAATGCCATTTGAGGGCTATTGCACCTTGCGATGTTGATTATCATCTGGCGAATAACCGCCGTCTTTAAGTCCTGTTGCTGTTCTACAACATCGGCAAACCCTGATTTTTCGTTAAAGATGACCTGCGGGTCTCTTTCGGAACAGTTTACGAAGAACGGCACTCTTTTGAAGTTATTCGTCTGTATTTTGAGCGGCACTTCACTGTCGCCCACCGTGTGAACGATGAGTTTTTCGTAAATCCCGTCATCATTGTAGTCTACGTCTACATAGCACTCATAGAGTTCTACGTCCTTGGATGCATTATCCGCGTCTGTAAGCTGATAGCTCTTTGTAGAAAGTCCCCTGTTATGCGTTGTGTCGTACTGTGTGTATTTGGTATCTCCTGCGTTCTTTAACGCTTCATCCACGTTTTCATACACGCCGTCACGCTCTCTGCGTTTCAGGTAGTCCCCTTTTACAATCTTTCTGTGTGCTACAAACTTGCACTCGTTTATGGACGATGCATCCGGCGTGAATCGGAACTCTGACGGCGGCACCCTTTCGATTACAGGATAATTGTCGGTCACGCGAATCTCGTTGTATTCAACATTGTAATACCCGCCGTCCACCTTCTTGATTTTTGTTACTTCTATATCGCCTGCGGCAGCAGCATTGGAAAGCTGATTCATGATTTCATAGTCCATCGGGCTAATCATGATTTGCATCGGCACATGTTCTTCTTCATGCTTCCACCAAACCTTGGCGACGCCGTAGTTAAGTTTTAATGAATCTGTCCAAACGTCATTGCAGAAGGTGGTGTAGTCATTCTTTGTGTCGAGCTGATACTGGATCAGCATTTCTGTTTTCTTCGCAGCATCGGTCTTATCTATGTTGCGAGCCTGCACGCTGACTGGTTTGTCTGAACCTGTAAAAACCTCCATGACCTGCGGAATAATCCAGTCGATGGAGGTTTTTACGTCCCTTGATACCCAGTCAGACATTTCAGAAAGCCGTGCGAACTTCTTCCTATAGTGACCTTTGGTGGCGTTGTAGATTTCTTCTCTTTCAAGAATTTTCGGTTCAATCGAGGACTTGTAGTAGTCGTTGGCGGCTTGCTTGCCATCGGAGACCGCCCTCATGATTTTGTCGATTTCTTTCTTCTTTAGCGTCTTTATACTGACTTCATCGCCCTTTGGGGCAAGAGCCATGACTGCATTAGCTTCCATTACATCTTCCCCCATTTACGGATACGGCCTTTCTTCCGTGCATCCTGCCATGCTTTTTGCCACGGGTTTTTCGTCTGTGCATATATCCTTGCGCAGACATAAGCAAGGCAGTCAATGATATGCGAGTATTCATTCTTGTCAGGTTCATCAAGAAGTCTCTCTCCTACTTTCTTTCTGTGATAGCCCCCGGTCAAGGCTCTTATGATCCACGTACATGATGGGTCTATCAAAAGCATTGGCTTCCCATCGCTCGTCATATTGGTCAAGAACCACCGCACGGCTTCTGCACGTTCTGTCTGCGACAATGCCCCCGGCTGAACATACCATCCAAAATCATCTCTAAGTATCTGATTGGCAGTCTTTTCATCTGCCTGTGAACGCTGATTGCCTGCCGGGTCGCCTACGCAATTCAGCGAGAATCCATAGTAGTATGCCGCTAAATCGGCTTTCAGAGCTTTGGCGTGGTTTCTCATGCCAACATCCCATGACTGGCACTCTCTAAGAACAAGAATCTGCCCCTTTGCTGTTGTCTGGCAGATAATGGTAGCAGGAGTAAGCCCATAGTCGAAGCCTAGCTCTAAGGGTCTCCGCTTGTCTGGTCTCAATGGGCTTCCTGCTACATGGTAGTCGTATCTGAACTCTGGATAGTAGGGTTTTTCGAGCGATACGTCCCAGTTGATTTCGTATTCTCGCTCCCACCCTGCGGCAGTAGAGCCTTCTTTCTGCTCTTTTATCCATTCAGGGTCTCGCTTGTCCGGGTCGGCAGTGTAGTGAACCCTCGCAATGTAAGCCCCGTTTCTTCTGTATTCTGTGAGGCCTTTAATCTCTTCGTGTTTCTCTATCGCCTGTTCATCTTCAATCCCGTTAATGTTTTCGTTGACTATCTTCGAGAAGAAGCCGGGATTTGCTGAACTGTCGATGAGGATACGTCCACCGCCTTGAATAACAGGTCTAAGAGCCATCCATGTTTCCTCGGCGTTGTCCCAGAAAGCCATTTCTGTGCAGTACACACGCGATGCAGTGTACTGTCGGAGCTGGTCAGCACCTTCCGCAACCGCAAAGATGGTCGTTCCATTGCTGAACCGAAGAAAACTGTAGCCTTTCTCTGAGCTTATCTTCTTCTCCAGCTTAGGAAAGTGGTGGCGGTTATGCGGCAGATTGTTGTACATAAACATGAATCGGCTTTCGCCCATCAGATAGGCTGAATCGTCGAATTTCTTTGACTGTATGAATATGGTTTGATTTTCCCTGTACATCGCTTCCCATAAGCATATAGCAAGACAACACCAAGTCATCATCATACGTCTCGATTTTGGTATGCAAAGAATCTTCTCGCTCTCTGCCAGATAGCAGATGCGTTTTAAGTATTCTTTGTCAGGGAAGTTCTTTACCTTCCCTTCGTCAGCTTCATCCATCGTGAGACAAGCTCCACGGATGAACGCCCAAGGGTCATTCTTCCATGCCTTCGTCTCCATCAATGTGAGAAGCTCTTCTTTTTCCGCCCTGCTTAGCATATGTTCACCTTATAGCTGAATAAACCAATAGGAAAACCACCGTCAGCCCATACGCAAGAAATGCTTCTGTCATTTTCTCGCTTTCTTGTCGCTCGCAATCACAAGTGCTGTGTACAGGTGTTTTGCGTCTTTCACGTTGCCGCTAAATTCGTCATGGTCGGCTTCTATTTCTACCTGAGGCTTAATCTCTACCGTGTAACCCTGCGATTCGTATTCAGAAACGGCGTCATAAAGTTGGCTACAGTAATCGTCATGTTCGTATGTTTCAATGAATTTAATACCTGCGGTCATATCTTTTCCCACCTTCTTATTTACTCATTCTCTGCCATAAATCGGCATACTGTTGTTCTTGCGATTCATGCAACGCTTGTGCATAAGCATCAGCTGAATCGGCATCCTTGAATTTCCCTAGATATTGCCCAGTCTTGCGATAGTAGTTGATAATGTCGGGAGCCCACCATAAAGCCCTTCCGTCTTGCGTGATTGTTGGCAATAAGTATTCGTAGCCATCAGGCATGGTAAATGAAGCAGATCGAACTGTTGCGTACTCTCCGTTAGGCATCTTCACCACTGGTCTACTATCTAGATCTATGTTCCCGGGCGAAACCATTCCATTCCAATCGCCATCTATTACATACCTCGGCATAGCTGCACCTCTTTTTTGCTTTTTTATTTTTTCCGGGAAATCTCGTTTTATGAAATCTATTGAAGTCATGGGACTATTCGAGGTTGGGGAAGGAACTCCTTTTGTGCTTTGTGAGTTCCAGATTGGGGTATACATTTAATAGATTCCTTTGTATGGGGACCCCACTCGCCCCCTCCCCCTGCCATAGCCATGGGACTCCTACCACCCACACAGACACCCCATGCCCCACGCCCATAGCCAGCCACCCATGACACGCATGCCCATACCCATGACCCATGATAGACACCATGCCCATGACCATAGACGCTTGCCCATGACCGCATAGCCTAGCCATGACCGCATACTCATATGCCTATCCGCACCGCCGGAGATGACCTGCCCATCCGCCGGAGATAGCGTGAACCATGCCCATTCTGAATGACTATGCACAAAGTGAGATAGATCGCCGTGCTTGTATGATACTTTTATGCATGAACCTGCATAAACCTATCAATTCAACTACTCCGGCGGAATACTTCGGATTTACTCATCAACTCTGCGATACGCTTGTCTATGTCTTCATCCGATACCGTCTTAGCGTTAGTATTCACTGTACTTACCTCAGACTTATCAGCGTATCCGTGATTGTTTTTCAGGTCGAAGATGATGCCAGCGACGTTGCCCTTACCGCTAATCATACGCCGCTCCAGGTCTGATTCTATCGCTAGATTCGCGCGTTTTAGTAAATCGGCAATAGAGATAGAGTGCAGTTCTCCGTCAATTTCGCTACGTTCCAACACTGTGTCTTGTTTGCTTACTTCATGCATGTACTTGTTCATCGTGTCTTTACTTATATTGAGATACAAGCAAAGCCCGCTTCTAGTCATGACTTCGTCTGCTTCTTTCTTCTTTGCTATCCACGCATCTATCTTCTGCTTCAGCTCTTGAACGTTATTTAGCTTTCTTCGTCCGCCAGCATGATTCAAGTCATGTTTGTCTACCTTCGCTCCGTCATCCATGATTACTAATCTAGTCAATGCTAGCCGTATCTTCGGACGCTTACGCCGCCAGACGCTTAGCAGTGACTTAGTTATCCCCATCTTCTCCGCTATCTTGCTATCTGATAGTCCGTCTTTAACCCAACGCCGAATCTGTTCTAGCTTCTCTTCTGCTTCCCAATCTAAGTATTTCGCTCGCGGCATCTGCCCTCACCTCCTCTTCTGTCTCTTCCGTTCCGCTCTCCGCTTCTGTTCCCGTTCTCCGAAGCTCTGGAAGCTCCATCAGCTTTACAAGCTCTTGCGCTCCGTTCGCTCCGATCGTCCACCACGGCATGCAAGCTCTTGCGCTTCTGCTCGCCCTGTCTGCTCCTCCTGGGACTGACTGCACGCAAAAAGCGTCCGGCGATGCATCATCAGACGCTTCACTAGACGCTTTACTTCCTGTGTATGCTTCTCTGCATACTACTTTACATTATTATTATATCACGTTTTCACTCGATAAATTCGCATAATTTCTTCAACTTTCCCGATTTTATCGAATAAAATAGCCCCTGACCGTAAGATCGAGGGGCTTTTCTATATATGTATTACTTGATTTCTACTTTTTCGCCATCTTTCTCTGCGTAAACGCGATATCCTAACGCATTTAGCAGATTGACCAGCTCTAACGCTCGAAGCGTTCCCGCCCGAAGTCGTCTATTAAAATTCTGCTGATTGACGTTTATCATCCCCGCGCATTTCGTCTCGCTCGTCTTACTCTCGAGCAGCCTGCATTTTATAAACAGATACAATGCTTTGTCGTCCATATCTCACACCACCTTTCTTCCGATATTATCGGCATTTTCTCTATATTATCACAACGTTTTCATGTTGTCAAAAGTATAAAGTTTTCATAAACTTCGTATTTTACTCAATTTTGTTGTTGACAACACCGTTTGACTGTTGTATCATGTAATCAACATCAAACAAGCGTTGAAACACACAACGCAGTTCCGTCGGACGACGGAGAAAGAAGGAATATCATGACTACAGATGAAGAACTCGAATTAACAGCAGAAATCGTAAGACTTAACGAAGTAGCTGAAACTCTCCGCGACATGGCGGCAGACCTCGAGGGCGACGCAAAGCGTAGCACGAAACATGGCCCAGAGTTTGACTACATCGCGACCAAAATCGCGCGCATTGCAGGCAAATGCGATGTGCTTCGTGGAACTTTCGAAAAGGAGGAAACAAAATGAAAAAACACTACTACGCAGAATATAACGCTTACGGGATTTATGTATCTTATGATTCGTTCGATAGAACTTACGGAGAACTTCGCGAAAGCCGCAAAATTCGTAGATTGTACAGTCCTCGACCATGTCATTATCGGCGACGGCATCTACACAAGCCTTCGTGAGCGCGGCAATATTTAAAGGTTTCTGAGGGGCTGAACCGCATCAGCTCCATCCCACTTCCGTTTTTTATTTGTTATTCCAGTGAAAACTGGGGAAAGAGAGGATTTATTATGAAATTGATTGAATTGCTCGGAATGGTTGACGAAAGCGAGTACAAGCACAATATAATGATCGGCACGCATTGTGGAAACGTGAACATGGGAAATAGCTCTGTGTACGGCGTTATCGGTGACTTTTGCAAAAACAACGAAAACAAATTTCGCCCCGAAGAGGTGGAAAATGCGGAAGTCATCGGAATTGACACATACTTGCTGCGGAACGCATACGGGGAGGAAGACGACCCGAATGCGAATAACGAGTATGAGCTTACATTCGAAGTCAAGCCGAATCTGGTATTCTGGCTTAACCCGAAAGATTTTGAATAAAGGTTCTAAAGGGGCGTCCTTGAAAAGCCCCTTCCCATCGGGATTTACTTATATTAAAATGAAAGGAGATGATTTTATGGGCTGGTTTGAATTGTTGTATGTCGTATTCGCCTGCGTTGCTTTCAAGTTCCTGCTGGAAGAAGCAGGGAAAGGAGGACGCCGTACTGGTCGAAGAAAATACAGAAGATAAGCAAAATAAGTATCAAGGGAAGTCAATGAGAAGAACCGCTATAATTTTAATGATATTTGCTTATACCGTCGCAGTGCTGATGATGGCAGGCAATTATATTTTAAGTGCGGGGCACAAGCTCCGCCGGAAAGGGTGCAAAAATGAGATTATATATCAGAGATACAAAAAACTATGTAGATGTAAATTATTATGAGGACCTTTGTATGGAGGCGGCAACCGTTGTACATAGGGCCGATTACGCGGAAGCAGAGGATGAAGACGGCTGCACATGTTATATAGTATCTGCGGATACCGCCGAATATTGGAGCAATGTGGAGAATATGCAATATCAGCTAGACAACATAAAAAGCGATCTAGCGGAAGCCATTTCCGCGCCCGATGAACTCGCCGAAATATATGATGATATTGACGAGGCGATCAGCGATAGAGACCTTGATGACGGTCTAATGGCAGGGCTTAACACCGCAAAAGAGGCATTGAAAAAAGCCGTTACGCGCGATAATTAAACACATACAATTTATAAGCGGCCCAGATGGGCCGCTTCTCTATATCCCGGAAGCAGCCCATGGCGGTGCGCCCGCCCGCCTATTCGTATTTTTGTAAAAAAATCCGCTGGGGAATATATAGGATTTGAAAACACCCGATGGCGTCCCCGTGCCGTGCTGGCGCTGGGAGTGATCCAGAATGTCAAGGACATTCCTTCCGCCACGTCGGAACGCTATTCTTTATATCCATATACCCACCTGCTCGCATAGCATAGAAAAAGAGCAGCCACCCCATAAGGATAAGCTGCTCTTTTTCTATGCTATTCGCATTTTAATCCACTAGAGAGCATCCCCTCTAGACATAGGAGCGCCCCCACAATCTAAGCTGCCTATGCGGCAGTAAAAAGGAACGTCCCATGACTGTATTATACGTCATGGGGAATTTACCCGCAACTAACTTGCAATAGAAATATTTTATATCATATTGCTTTTGGTGTAAGGGGAAAGAGCATAACGGAAATCTATATTTCTCCACGTGGGCAGTGGCTCATGGAAGATGATGACTTTTCTTTCTCCATTGAAGATTAAATAGGTGCAAAAGCGGCTAGTGCTACAACACTAGCCGCTTTTATTTTGCTCTAAATCCTGATTAGCCCTCTCGCCGCACACTCAATAGCGAATAGTGTCATGAGTTTATCACGGCGTCTGTAATACGTCATTTTGTCCATGTGCAATGCATCTACGGACGCTTGCCATGTATGATGCTCCCAGAACGACACTTCGATGATACGCTGATCGTGATGATCTAGCATGTTCATCACCTTGTCGATCGCCGCGAGCCACGTTTCCGGCTTCTGAACCTCGCCGCCTGAAATGGTTACCATTCGTAGCGGCGTGAGATTTTTCAGAGCTTCCGTCTGCGTGGGATCGGATACAAATCCCTGCGAGCGTCTTTCCGGTGCGCCGCTTCTCCGTTTCATCTCTAGTCTCTTTTCACAAACTGCCTTTCTGATGTTGTGATAGTTGGCGATATGCCACCTAACCGACCTCAAAGCCCCTTCTCCAAGGTCATACACCGGTTGATCCAACTCCTCCATGCCTTTCTCCGCTTGCACTGTCATCATCAGTTTTAAAAAACTTGACGAAAACGCCCTGCGCGATGCGGTCTCCACGCTTGATGAAAAATGGTTCATCCCCAGTGTTCCGATAGCAGACCAGAATTTCATCTCTGTAATCCGCATCAATTACGCCGACTGAGTTAGCAAATTCAAGCCCAAACTTAATGCCGTAACTAGAGCGTGGGAAAAGAAGTAAAACTTCATCCTGTTCCATCTCTACCGCTATATTAGTCGGTATAACGCGCTTCTCGCCCGGCTTAATTTCTACCGGCATGGCGGCACAAAAATCGTAACCTGCGCTATGCTTCGTCGCGCGACGTGGCAGCTCCGTCTCGACGCACTGATAAAATCGTCTAAACTTTCTCATGATTATCCTCCTTCGCGTCCGGGACTATCACAACGAAAGCCCCGGTCTTTTTCAAAATGTCACGCAGTACGTAAAAAGACATACCTGCAAAACATGCCGTAACGAACGTGCAGGTCGCGATAGCCACGGTTAGAAGCTCATCTTTCATCATCTGCCTCCCTTGATGTACATATAGTACATTCCCAAGATTAAAATGACGATGAGCGTCGAAACGTATTCGATGCAGTTATACAGACTTGTTTCCATCGTTTTCCTCCTTAAGTTTAATGACCGTCACTGCGTCAGGCGTACCGAAAATGTCATCGATGCAGCGAGTATAGTCTAAGTCGCCATAAATCGCGCCGACTTCTCTATCGAGCAGGGCAGCTGGCAGCTCTTGAACGTCTCTGTCATCCCATCTGCGAGAATAAAGCAGCCTGCCGCTCTCTTGTCTGACATTCTCAGCGTCGTATATCTCGATGCCTTCATAATATTTTGTCGTCAAAATCCCGATCAAGTTTCTAAGTTTCATTCTCACTTCTCCTTTTGAGTTCCCTCTTGACAGCTTCCCAGAGTTCAAACCACCGTTTCTTGTCATAGTCCATTCCCCAGGCATCAAAGTCAATGCCAGCAAAATCATCATCATGTCGTTTGTTTTCGGCTTCTGCGCGTCGGAAGTCCGTTTCCAGCACGCTTAGTGTGCTAGTGTCCAAGTGCGGCACCAACGGAAGAATGAAGTCAACCGTGTCGCTCACGGTATACGTCATGCGTCCTAACGCGTATCTTTCCGCACTAATAATCATCTGCTCCATCAGATCGTCAAGAGGCAGCATTTTTACTTTACTCATGTTTGTACTCCTCGCATTTATAACTAAAGTCAGACACCGCATAAAAGTAATACGGATGCCGTTTCATATAGTCTTTCAATGCCCTGAAATGCTTGCTTTTCTTACATCTTCGGCAAGATTCATTTGCGCAGTCTGATTTACAGAAGCACATATCGAACGATCCGCCGTTCTCGTCTTTCCAGTAAAACATATCTCATTCCCCCATGCGTCCCACGCATCGAACCGCTCGCGAGCGAACAATTCGATGAACGGCGGGTAACTTACTTTTTCTATCATTTCTCGCATCTGTATTGGCTTTCTTGAGTGTTCTCGCTTCTTCTCAAAAAAACCTGTCTTTCCCTGCTGCCGCTTTCCGTCTATGACTTTGTACGGGAGTTTCCCACGGATACCAAACAAACAATGTTCAGTCAGCCCGCGGAAATATTGCCCAAGCCCTATTCTGTCTTTCACCCACGTTATCGCGGTAACGTATCTGAACCCCCACGCTTTCATGACTTCTAGGGCATCAGGAAGGAAATTGTTGGTAGTCCACAGGTACAGATGGGCATTCTCTTCTGCCAGCTCCTGCACCATAGGGGCAAGGGCTATGATTTCCTTCGTTTTCATAAGCGGATAATGGACATTAGCCCCTCGTCCACCCCCCCATGCTCAATCCATGGCGGGTCAGCATAAATCGTATGATACTTCATACCTTCCCCCTATAAAGCCGCTCTGCCCTCTCATCGGCTTCCTCGATTTTCTTCTTGATCGCATCTCTATCCAAAAGCAGTGCATAGACCATGCTATCCAGCGCGTTCTGACAGTCTGCCACCGCCTGAATGAGGTTCGCTAGTGCATCTTCTCGCGTCGTGTCAGTCTTATAGCCAACTCCATTTACTCGCTCCCACTTTGAGATAGCATGGATAAGCTCGGCGGCTTCTTCTTTAGCGATGCCGCAATTCGCTGATGTCCCATAAAATTCTACTATGTCCTTATTCATTCGTATCCTCCTTATGATTCTTCTCCTATCTTTCGCCATGGTTAATACTCATATTTTTTGTCGGTAAAGCCAATCCTAAATGCTTCCACGAACCCTAAATTGTCATATTCGGGTAACCAACGAGCCATTACACCTCTACCCGCGATCGTTGCTACATATGTCGTGTCTCTGCCAGGTCCCCCGATACGCCACTCTCCAGTAACAGGCAAGTCTAAAGCTCCCTCTTCTTCTGCAATTTTATACAATTCTCTAATTGTCATTTTCTACCTCTTTTCTCGTCACAATCAATATATTTGTTTCTTACTCATTCCTCATCGCCTCTTCCAGCTTCTTTGCATACCACGCGATCTTCCCCGCGGTTTCTTTCTTGTCACCTTTACGCCCGTATCGATAGGCATACTTGAGGATATTTCCCCAAAGGAATCCTTCAAACTGCTCTTTAGTCATCAGGTGCTCCATGATTTCAATGGCTTCTGGAATACCCTTTACCTTGTAATGCTTAGGGTTGATAGCATCATCAAATTTTTCACCTTCTGCATCCATTTTTTCATACTCCTCCATGAATTTTTTATCCATCTCATTTGAAATACGCTCTGCTTCTGCTTCTTTCTCTTCAAGTGACATATCTTTAGCTAATCTGTTTGCTTTAACTACACTCAGTTTTGGATCATTATCGGTATGACAGCTCCATACATATCCATCTTTAGTAAATGTGGAAGTAATATTAGTATCATCCCATTTGACTTCAATAGGATACTGTTCGGTCTTACTCTGTGTGAGCTTTGTGATTGTGCCATAACCATTAGAATTAAAATAGACCCGATCCCCAACTTTGAACCCTTCTGCGCCTTTAACAACTTTCATAGAAGTGATACCAAAATCTGGGACTTCATCAACTAAGCTATACTTTCCATCTAAAGTAAAAACATCAGACTCAGGTTCCCACTGTACCGCAATCGGGTATCGAATGTTTGGTCTATCATCAATGTCTGTTACAATTCCCTTTCCAAAATGAGGTGAAAAGACCCTATCACCTAACCTGAATTTGATTTCCTCTTTCATTTCTTCCCTCCTGCGTAATCGATCTCAATCACCAAATACGGCTCTTTCTTCTCTTCGTCATAATGCGGCATGATGTCAACCACCTTAAAATCATGCCATTCACGAAAACGGCAGAACGGCAAATCAAACAACTCTCCTGTATACTGAATCTTCCCACCATCTTCTACTACTGCAACCGCTATGATTGGGTTTCTCATGGTACTTACAAGCTGGCTAAAATACATCATTCTATTGCTCCTTTCTCAATACTTCTGCCAACCGCTCTATTCCTATCTTTCCTCCTGCGTATCTTCCTCTTCGCACGGCTCTATCACTATTCCAATTTTCGAACCCCATTCAACCTGGTGAAGGCTTATTTTTTTTACTATATAATTGGCATATTTATAATTGGTGCAAAATACAACTCGGCCAGAATACACATTTCCTTTCGCGCCATCACGGTTAGCGACGTACACGTCGATATATTCGTAACCATGGAGACAGTTAAGAAATTCTCTAAAGCTACCCTTCCTAAAATTTCTTTGTACGTATATATACAGTGAGTTAAATTCATTGAAAACCGATCCGACTTCCATGTTCAGCAAATTCTCTGGAATGACGTCAGAAGCGTACTTTCTTTTGAATAGAACTTCAGCGTCAGGGCCCCCAATTATGAATAAAAAGGTATCGTTATCAATTTTGTTCACTAATTCTTTAAGTTTCATATGCTTCAACCTCTCTCCTTTAATGCTTCCACTAACTTCTCTATCACAAAATCCGCGCACGGCTGCGCCATACCGTTCCCAATCGCTTTGTATCGTTTAGAATCGCTTCCGCCTTCCGTCCAATTATCAGGAAGTCCCTGCAATCGCTCGCATTCGAGCGGCGTAAGCCTTCTAACGAACGCTTCGCCCCGCTTCAAAACAGCTTGCTGTGCCTTGTAATCGTAGGCGGTTAGCGTGTGCGCCACACCAATTGCGATTAAGTGAGAGCTGTCCTTTCCGATTGCAGCCGTGCAGTACCTATCTACACTTGTCAGTGTAAAAGCCGTTTTCTCTTTGCAGATTGGACCATTTCTTGACATTCCTGTTCCTCGGCACAAACACACGCCTTTCTCGATTTTTAACGGCACATTGCCGCCTCCTGTCCCCATCCTTGCTGCCAACGTTGGGGAAATGTCGCGTTCGTTATACCGTGCGTCTAACCCGTGGCTTTCGTAAATTTTCATTTCTTCCACAATGTAGTTCTCACTGCCTCCTCCGTACGCCCCCCCAGCCGCTTTCAGCGTACTGGCAGGAAGTCCCTGCTTAATCTCCGAATAGCTTTTCGCCGGGAAAATTTCAGTCTCCATCATGCGCCTGCCTTCTCAGAACGGCTTCCAGCAATTCGGGAAGTTTTTTCCCTTTTACCTTAGCTCGTCTAAGTATTCCCTCGCACGCTTTTGGGGATAAAGAGTACTTGTGCATCGCCCCCCCACTTTCCAAAACCTGCGACAAGGAAGATTCTCTCACGATGTTGGGGGACTCCCCAAAATTGAGCATCAAGCGTTCTCCATGCGATGCCGCACTCTTTTCCGCGCTCTTTGCTTCTAACCATTCCGGCTCTAGCCCATCGTCCAGAAGCAGGCATTGGAATGTCGGTCTGTCCGATTTCCTCGAGCACGGCTTTAAAGTCACGCCGAGCATTGCTTGTAAACGCTCCCAAGACGTTTTCCCAAACAAAGAACTTTGGGTATACTCCATTCGTTTTCTCCCTCATTTCTCGCACAATACGCATTGCCTGGTAGAAAAGGTTCGACCTATCTCCTTCGAGCCCTGCTCTCTTTCCCGCGATAGATAAATCCTGGCACGGACTTCCTGCACAGATGATGTCTACCGGCGCAATTTCTGCGCCGTCGATTTTCGTTGCATCTCCCAGCTGTATAGTGTCTGGGAAATGCTTCTTCGTTATGCTTGCAGGGAACGGGTCTATCTCACTGCTCCAAAGCGGCTTTACGCCGTTTCTCACAGCCGCAAGCTGCCACCCGCCTATCCCATCAAACAGGCTCCCTAGCGTTATCACTTTTGCCCTCCTTCATCTCCATGGACTATGATCACATTCACCTCAATCGGGTAGGGTCTTCCGTCATCGTAATTTGCAATTATAGACCACAATCCATAATAAGGGTAATAGACCCTATCACCTACCTTGAAATTGATGCGCTCTTCCATTTTTTCGAATTTTTCCTTGATTGTTTCTATATTATGACTATATCGATGACTGCATAACCATATTTAGACTTATACACTTTTACTTCTTTCACCAGATAATCATCATATTCTTCGTCGATTATATATGCTCCAAAATCAGAATATACTTTCTCTTTCGTGCCATCGCTGTCGATCGTGCTCACATCAACATGTTCATCATTTCCGATGTAGTTAAGCAGTTCACCCAAGCGTAGCTTCTTAATGCTAAGGCGGGTTCTCACCACGATGTACATTGCTTCATTTTTGCGAGGAAAAACGGTTTGAATAGTTTCAATTTCTAACCTCAGCAAATCCTCTGGGATAACGTCATAAACGTGTTTCCTTGTAAATACAATTTTCCCGGTCTCCAATGCACCTATATAAAGAGGGATGTTTACATCAATCTTCCCCGCCAATTCTCCAAGCGTCATCATAATTCACCTCTCAATCCTTCTTCGCACGGCTCTATCACAATACTAATAACTGGACAGCCCCATTTTTTAGACTTATACGTGCTTACTTCTTTCACCATATAACCATCATATTTTTTATCAAGGAGCCCTACGGGCCATTCAGAATACACCTGTTCTTTCGTACCATCGGGGTGAATGATCCATACATCGAAACGTTCATCCATCGCGATATGACTAAGCAGTTCCCCTAAACTGTGCCTCTTAAAGACGCTTCTCACGAATATGTACATCGCTTCTTGGCGGCAAGTAACAATAGTTACAACTTTGGCCCCCAGCAAATTCTCTGGTATAACGTCAGCAGCGCATTTCCTTTTAAATAAAACTTTTTCACTATCTACCAGCCCTATATAAAGCGGCGTATTCACATCAAGATTTTCTGTCAATTCTCTAAGTGTCATGTGCTTCACCTCATCATCAGAACAAACTTATTTCCTGCTTCTCGAACTCAATCTCTTCTTAAACCTCTCTTTCTAAGCAAGATACTTACCTTCTTTTTTCGCTATCTTTATCCACCCTATCTACCCGCAGCCATTCAAGCTGATCCACAAAGCGCTCGAGTTCGTCAGCAGCAAACATCAGGTCATATGTATGCTTTTCCGGAATTACTTTAATCTCCTTGGCTTTTATCCAATCGTTGATTTTGACAAGCCTTTTTTGCGCGCTACGCAAATCTCGCAATAGCCATTCCATCTCGATCCCGTGATATCTAGGTTTAATCAAAGGTGCCCACATTTCTAGGTTCTTCACATCTTTCCTCAACTAGATCACGCCCTTCCTCATGAGCTCCTGCGTGAGGTTTAACGCTTCTTCAACGGTATTTGCGCGCATCCCTCGGTATGTAATCATTTCTTCTCCGCTAAGGTAATAACCAAATCCCGGTACTCATTGAAGCTTGTATGGTCTACGTGTGCATTCTTGAATTTTTCAGGGATGCCTGCACTTCTGCCTGCGTAGTACAGGATAAACCCATCTTTGTTCTGGATGGAGAAACTGTCGAAGTCTTCGTCTTCGACTTCGGCTGTTCCCCAAAATTCTTCTACTGTCATAAGCGTGTTATCTGCAAGCGTGTTATCGCGTTCGACAAGCATCATGCCATGGAGAAATCTATCCTCAATTTCTCCCATCATTTTGTCTCCTCTTTCGATCCCTTTCTCGACGGAATACTGAAGAAGGCGGCCTGCAATGATGTTGGCGACGATCGGCATGTCGTTCTCATCAACAATTCGTGCGAGCTGCATCCCTCTCAACTTGATTTCATTGATGATGCGCATGATCTTTTTGCCATCTTCCTTTTTGTATTTCCCGTGGATTTTCAGTTCTTCCATTTTCTTCTCCTCACGTATAATTCTTAACGTCGCTTTTTTCGATCTCAATCGTGATGTATGGTACTTTCTTCCCATCTACAAGCAGCTTGCTCTGAAACCGTTCAGCTATCAGATGCAGGTACTTCGGACTATCGTCTTTGATGATGCCTGCGGTCACTAGACCGTCTAAAAGATACTTGCATCCGCTTATGACGTTATCGTCATCGCGGCGCATGGTATCTTCGTAAAACGTTACGGTACATGTCACATGCTCCGCAAACCTCTCGCATGTCTGTGCGCGGAACGTCTCAGCAAGCTCTCTCGTGTACGTCTTTTTCATTGCCGCACCTGCAAACCTGTTCGTTCGGTTTAGCTGAATGAGGTCATTTGTGGACGGGAGCCTGCCCCGATATGTCAGCTTAATCATCCGTGGTGACATACGCCACGCCGCCGTATTCACATGCGTGCATCACATCATCCTGTTCGTTGTCTGTCAGCTTCGCCTTAACAACCTCGCCGTTGAGCGTAAGTTTACCGCCAGACGTGTCCACTACGGATGGATTGATGTATGCCTTTGTGCCATTAACGATGATTGTCATTTTTCTTATTCCTCCACTTTCTAGCTAATTCGATTTTTTTCTCTGTCATGCTGACGCCGTTGATCTGCATCGGAACGATAATCCCGACGGGGACTTCCATGATCCAGATTTCTGCTTTTGTTTTTCCGTCCTTGATTTTCAGGTCGAAGTCCTCGATGTAGTTTATGCTCTTCCCACGCTCGACTTTGATTTTTACGACTTCGTTCGTTTTTGTACGACTGCGTTTCTTTATGTCGTTCTGCCACTCAGCCACATCGACGCAATCTTCAAACGCTCTAATCGCATCTTCCAGCTTGTCGAAAAAGCCCATCTCGTCTCTACATAGAAGCTCGTCCTTTCGATACGTCGCTTTCATCAAAATGTATGCGAATTTCAATTCCTTTTTCCTCGCTGCACTTTCTGTTTCTTTGCACTTTCTCGATTTTTCTTTGCAAGATTCCGAACAAAACTTAGCTCGTTTTTTCTGTATCGTCCTGTAGTCTTTCCTGCAATACTCACATGTCTTTTCGATACCTCTGACCGCGTTACTTGCCGTGCCGCAATCAGAATGTTTGCGTGGCAGAAGGCAATGATGCCCTTCGCCTTCCACCACCGCCTGTCCGCATTTCTCACATTTGTAGATTATGGTATCATCCACAACGGTTTTTCCCGTTGCTCCAAGCTCTTCCATGTGCCTGTTAAATTCGCTGTACTGCATGTGCGCCAGGTACGCCGCTCGCATTAAATTCAACCTTCCTAAGTTTGCGGCGCATCCGCAAAACCTCATTGCCCTGTTCATATCAAGTCACGCTTTCTTAAACGTCGGAGATACTTTTGCTGTCACTTTCTGATGTGCAGGAACGACATGCTCGCGTCCGTCGAGGCAGGAACGGAAGGTTCTTTCGTTGATATCGACCGTCTTGAACCGCACAAGTTTTCTGATGACGACTTCATCCCCTCTCGAAACATGCCCGATCAGCTTGCTAATGAACATACTCACAACGTTATTCACACATTCATGTGAATAACCGAACTCATTCCCCGTCATTTCGTCGATGATATCTGATGTATAAACTCTCATAGCTCCTCCTTCTTAAAACGGAATGTTTTCCTGTGATACTTCCTCGCCGAACTGTCCGAAGTTTCCTTTCGGCGGCTGCGAACCGAAACCGCCCCACTGACTGTTGGCTGCTGGTGGCTGCTGCGCCATCGCCCCGACTTCTGCACGGTCTACATTGACTTCTGTTACCCATTTCTTCTCGCCGTTCTGGTCATAGCTCCTGACGTTGATTTTCCCTTCCACGAAAATATCCGATCCAGCTTTGCAGCAGTTCCCGATAAGTTCTGCGGTCTTTCCAAAAGCGACACACGGGATAAATGCGTTTTTCTCATGCCATTCTCCCTGCCATTGGTATTTCTCGACACACTGGATGGAGAAGTTCGCCATCGTCGAGCCTTTCTTCGTAATAATCATTTTCGGGTCTCTCCCGACTTTGCCAAGCAACATGACACGGTTGATACAAAGTTCCATCTTTTTACTTCCTTTCGTAAATGCTCTATAACGCCATTTCAGGGCTTCGCCCCATCTATTCGATAAATCCTATCATGCAAGTCTCGCGAACGCCTGTAGAAGGCAAATAATCGTGTTCTCAGATGATTTGTACCGCAAGGCGCATGTAGATTGATTTCAGAATTGGTTTATCAACTTCGCTAACGGCTCCGTTTCGGAGGTCGATCATAAGCTGATTGAGAAGCACCATCGCTTCGTCACCGCTGATATTGATGCCTGCTTTGTCATCCGGCAGTGTTTCCTCCTGCTTCACTGTTATCGACGCCATTCGTTCTTCTGCCTTCTTCCTCGCTTCCAGTTCCGTCTTCCCGTAAGCACTATGGAGCTTTCCGTCTATTCCGGCGAACTGTGCTTCATAGCCGTTTGAAATGCGTTTAACCTCGATTGCAGTTGGCGGAACGCTTTTCGCAGTGACGTGATCTCCGCATTTATTGACGCGATCTCCGCATTTAAACGGTTTGCACCAATCCTTCTGGATTTCGGGAAATGCGTCTAAAAGCGTTTTAAGTTCTCGTGCGCTGAATGATGATTTTTTACCGCGCATTTTGTAGGAGAACGCCGTTGGCGAAACATCGAGAAGCTCTGCTACTTCCTTTTTCGTGACCCTCGCCTTTTTAAGAATCTTGTCAATCTCATCTTTTGCTCCGCCAACCAACACAAACCTTTTCATAACTAAGCTCCTCTCAACCGTCTATTTTCTCCTCGAACCGTGTACACATACGGTTCGAGCATTTCTTTCAGCCTGCTCCCGATCCCTTCGTCTGCTCTTGTTATCTCGTCAAGCGGGAACTCGCTTGAGACGATGGTTGGCATCAGATTGACGTATCTCGAATTGATGATGTCAAACATGATCTGCTGGTCTTGACTTTGCATCTCACTGCCCTTGATTGCTCCCTTGAAGAGGTCGTCGATGTAAAGCCAAGGCAACCGCGATACCCTCGCTATCATCTCGTCGTAGCGATCTAAGTTTTTGTACATGACTGCTTTGATTCGCTGTATCTCTCTGCGATACTGCCAATAGTGGTGCTCTCGTTTCATCGCCTGACAGGTGGCAATGCAGAGGTGCGTCTTGCCTGTTCCTGGTCTCCCGAAGAATCCAAGCCCTTTGGCGTTCGGGTCTTTCAAAAAGCCCTGTGCG